ATGTCCCTCGATTTCAAACCTCGCATCATTTTCACTTCCTCCGTTCCAGAACTCGGCATTCCAGAAGAGACCAGCGGGTTTATCCTGCGCCAGGATTCCGAGACCGGCGTTTCTCGCGTCCGTGCCCTGGGTAAGGACCACGATATCCCCACCGATGTCCTTGAGGGCGTCTCTATGTCTAAAGAGGCGTACGAGGCCGCACAGGCCGATGAGGCGTATCAAGCAAAAGCTGAGGCCGAGGCCGACGCCCCAATTACCAGTGCTGCGGTTCTGCCGGGCCTGTAAGTGGGCGCGCGCTCTGTGAGTCGTTCCGCCTCCCGCCCGTATGACTTCGACAGTCATACGGGCGTACACCTCCACGATGCGCACGTGAAAAAGTGGCGCGATCACCTCCACGCACAGATGGTCATCAAAGGAGCAACGCTCCTGGGGCAGCGTGTTGCCCTACGCGGGATCGCCATGCCTGCGCCTGCGCCACCACGCTGGAAAATGTCTAACTATCTGGCCTGGATCCTTAATCAAATATCGAGGTTTTTACCGTGACCTATTCACACAGAAAATTGAAAATTGCCGCCGCTCGCCGATTAATCAAATCTCCGGCCGCGATGATCCTGCCGCGCGCCGCGCGTGATGTTCTTATCGATCTTTTGGATGTAGTAGATTCAGTGGTTGAGGAACTGAACAATGCCAGCCGCTAAAGACGGTCGCCGGCCGGCCGGTACCGCTCATTGTTCCGCCTGTGACACTGAAGCGACGTTCTACCAGGTGAAGAAGGGCAAGCGCAAAGGGTTCCTATACAAGCGCTGTGGCTGTGGCTGCAATCAATCGGCCGGGGAACCCCAGCAAAAGCAGTGGTTAGCCGAGATGACGCCGACTGAGGAAATGATTCCGCATCCTATGCAGGCCGCCGAACCCGAGCCAGAACCCGCCGAACCCGAGTCAGAACCCGCCGCCGAACCTGCCCCCGAGCCCGCGCCCCGCAAGGGGTTCGCGGGTCTCTTGCTTCTGGGTGTGGCGGGCCTGACTGCCTTACTAATGACTTAACCTTATAGGTGCACTGTGACCGAAGAAACCAGCGAAATTACCATAGACGAACCCCACGGTTTAGACGATTTGATCCAGCAGGAGGACGCCGCCGAGATCCAGGAGCAGCGCGACCAGGAAGAAGCGCAAGCCAAGGCCGCCCAGCCCAGCGAGATGGAATTAGAGCGCGCTAAGCGACTGGCCGAGCAAATGAACGGCGCGTTCCTGTTTGGCGTCGATAAGATGATTTGCCCCTCGGTTGACTTTCTCCAGGTGGTGGATCCGGAAGTCGGGAACGAGAAATTATTACCGCTGGCGTTGGCCATGGGGGGCGAGGTGCCCGCCTGGATCCGCGCGCTCCTGGATCAGTATCAACCCTACATCGCCGCGGGCTTGTATATGGGCACTACGATATTCACCGCGCGGAAACTGGAAATGGTGGCCCGCGAGCAGGCCGAAAGGCGAGAGAAGCAACGCAAGCAGGAGGGTCAAAACCATGGCCCGCAATGAAGACACTAGTATTGAGAATCGTCATGTGTTTGTCGCCGCCAAAACTGGAGGCGGAAAGAGTCAGCTCATGCGTAATCATATTGTGCCCGCAAAAGGGGTACGGGCGGTCTTTTGGGATCCGGACAAAGACCACCGCTGCAACCACTACAGCAACCGCCGCCAGTTCCTTACCGCGCTGGCCAAGGCTGACAAAGCCCGCAAGCCATTTCGAGTTGGTTGGTGCGGAGATAGCGACAAAGCCACCTTTGCCTGGTGGTGCGATGCCGTCTGGCGGATCCTTGATGGCGAGTTCGATACCTGGATTGTTACCGAAGAACTCGCCGATCTCGATATGCTCAACCGAGTCATTCCCGCCTACAACACCTTGTCCAAGCGATCGCGCAAGTACGGCGGCATCCTGGTCGGTAATACTCAGCGCATTCAAGAGGTACCGAAAACGTTTGTCACGCAGGCGGCAGAAGTTTGGATCGGCCTTCATGAGCACCAGGACGCCAACTATATCGAGAAAATGACGGGTCTCAAACGAGAGGAAGTAGAGCAGCTGAAGCCGCTAAGTTTCTTCAAAAAAGAGAATGGCCAGTGGGTGAGGTCCGGCACTGTATATCGGAAATTCGGCAATTCGAGCGGAAAGAGGAACCAGTTTAAACGCTAATTTTGACCTAATAGGTTAGCGCGCGGGTCCGTTGTTGATCCCTGATTTTAACGGTTTGAAATAGAGATCGATTTTCACCGTTAACACAAATCAGGATCAGCACATGAGCACCGTAAACAAAGTTAAACAGAACATTGACCCAACCATTGTAGTGTCTGCCGTCGTGGCATCCATTGTCATTGGTGTGGGCGTTTTTGTTGCCAAGAAAGCCGGTCTCGGCACCGTCGCCACTGTAGTGAAAGGCGGCTAATCCAGGACCAGCAAAGGAGCAACAAACATGTCTAGAAAAATCATTCCACTCAACAGCTTTACCACCGTCGCCGCTGGCGCCGATACTTCTCTGACTCTGCCCGTGGGCGGTAACACGTACGAGCGAATCATGCTGGAGTACTCCGGCGTTACGCTGGCGCAACTTCAGAACCTGGAAGTACGCCTGAATGGCGATCCCATCCAGCACTTTAAAACCGCTTTGCAACTCGAAGAGATTAACGACTTCTGGGGCCGTCCTAAGACGTCCGGCATCATTACAATTTGGGCCATTCGCCCTGAAATGATGAATGCACAGCAACGCCGTATGACCGCCTGGGGAACGCAAAACGTACAAACTCTGTCTATACACTTGGATATCGATGCAGCTGCTGCTAGCCCGTCTCTGAAGGCTCACGCGATTGTGTCCGCGCCGCGTCCAATGATCTTTGTCACTAAGGTTAAACAGTTCTCCGATAACTCGGCCGTCTCCGGTAAAGTGGATATCGATAACATTCCGCGCGGCCCGCGTATCTACGCCATTCACCTGTTTAAGTCTGATATTTCCGATGTGGAAATCGAGATGGATAACGTGAAATTCTACGACTCGACTAAGACACTGTCTGAGGCGATCCAGAAAGAAAACGGCCGGGTACCCGTCACCGCGAAAGCAACGCACATCGACTTCATTGGCGATAACGATGTTGGTAACGCGCTGATCACCGCGAACGCGCGCGACTTCCGCCTGAAACCGACTCTGGACACTTCCGGCCTGACTGACATTTGCGTGGAGTACCTGGATCGAGTGGCGTAAGCCGCTCACCTGGTAAGGAGACATTATGCAAATTGCAGGCAGTAATGTAGCCGTAAACAGTCCTATTGAAATCGGAGGTGGATGGATGGGCGGAGCACAAGATTTCCTAAGTGGAATGATGGACGCCTATTTTCAGTTTGAAAATGGGCAACTCGGACTTGAGTTGCAACGGGCTCAAATTCAGCAGCAGCGCACGCAGGACGCGATCAGCGTAGAGCAGCAAGTCCAGCAGAACCAGCAGCAGCGCCAGCAGCAGAACGACAATCAAGGCGGTGATATGGCGAAATACGCTGTGCTCGGCCTGGGTGGTATCGCGCTTCTGCTTCTGCTGAGGAAGTAATCATGAATCCGGCAATGATTACAGGAGCGATGCAGGGACTAGGGGCCGCCGCTGCCGGTGGTCCCTCGGCCGCGAGCAGCTCGGCCGGTGATACCGGTACCGGTAATGTCTTTAACATCGGTGGTAACAATGCAGCAGCACCGCGATCTGGGCCCGGTCAATACATGGGCGTACCTGTTTGGCTGTGGGCTGGACTGGGCGGCCTCGTTGCGCTGGCCGTTCTCAAGAAATAAGCCCTATCTCAAACGGGCGGCCTGGAGCCTGACCGCTGAAAAGGGGTTAACCGTCGCCGCGCGTGGTGATCTGCCATGGATTCGGCAAGAGGTGGAAAAGGGAGTTTCCGCCTTATTTGAATGTTGCATAGGTCCCGATCGGTGGGCCTGGATAGTCCTTCGATATGAGCCTGACCAGGAAGAGATGGTTTTAGTAGTTGGCGAGGGTCGGGGTTTTAAACACTTCGTGCCGGTCGTTGAACACTACGCGCGCCAGATGGGCGCTAAAACCGTCAGAACTCACATACAACGGCCTGGCCTTAAGCGTTGGTATGAATCGCTGGAGTGGCAACAGGCCGAAATAGTCATGAGGAAAACACTGTGAGAAAAGCCAACGTAAACAAGCCAATGAAACTGATAAAACCGTCTAAAAAGGTCACACGTCCGGCCGTGCGTGCTTCTGGTTTTATTCAAGTCAAAAAGCCGCGTATTGGTAGGGGCGTGTAATGGGTAGCCGTTCCAAGAGTCGTACCAGGACAACGACCAATACCGAAAACAACATCGACAACAGTAATAACTATGATGACCATAGTTACCTGGATTCGAGCGTCAATGATCATTCTCAGACCTGGATGACCGACAGCCGGTCTAACAGTTCGAGTTCGTCAACCAGCACCAGTACCGTTGACGATAACTCCGATCATTCAATGACGGACTACAGCCGACACGATAACAGCAGCTATAACAGCAGCGTAGACAGCAGCTTTAACGATTCGAGCCGTACCACGTTTAGCGATAATTCAGACAACAGCCTGGAGTACTGGAGCGAGGACGATCACAGCGTTGACGATCACAGCGTTCGGGAAACGCGGATCGATAGCAGTGTGCACGATTCGAGCTCTTATGACTTTGTAGACGGTCGTATCTATGACCGTAGCGACAACAGCAGCCGTACCAGCAGCGTTGACAGCAGCAGCGTTGATAATTCTACTTATGATTTTGTAGACGGCCGCAACTACGCCAGCGATGACGATTATTCCTGGAACGATCAATCAACCTTCGATAGCAGCGTTCGGACTAATACGAATCTGACCGACAGCCGCAGCTTCTCTGATTCCAGGAGCAACAGCAGCAGCGTTGACAGTTCGGTTCACGACTCGAGTTCTGTTTCCCTGGTCGATGATGCCGATTTCGCCTATAGCGAGACCTTGAGCAATACGGTCCAGTACCTGGACGGCGGTGCGATCGATGCGCTGTCTGACGTGGCGTATCGAGGCCTGGATTTTGGCGAGAGCGTCACCGGTGGCGCGATCGATGCCATGGAGTCTGTGACCAGTGAAGCGATCGTCCGCAATAACGAGCTCGCCATGTCGTCTGTTCGTGAAATTGCCGATAACAGCTATCGCAATCTACAGGCCAGTGAAGGCGCGTTCTACCATGCCTCTAACCTGGTAACGGGCGTCACTGAAACATCCTTTGGTGAGGCGCTGTTGAGTTCCAGGAACGCATTTTCTAACGCGATGGAATTCGCCGACAGCCAGGCCAAAAGCGAGAATCAAACCATGCTGGAGAGTTTCCAGCGAAATTCAATGATGATAGTCGGCCTTGCCGCCGCTGTTATTGTCGCACCGATGGTATTTAAACGATGAAATTCTTTACAGCTGATGTCCAGGCCGGGGAAACAATTTCCATTGGTGCCGCTGGGCGCTATTTCCGCCTCCTGGAGGGCGATGGCGATATCACCGTAACCTTTGAGACGGATAACGGGAACGGGGCGCGCACGGCCTGGAAAGTGGGCCTTGGTGGGCGCGTTGACCAGGACTTTAAACGGTTGATGATTCACAGCTCGATCACTCAGCGAATTGTGATCGCCTATTCGAAGCATCAGATTGACGACAGCCGCCTGACGGGCTCTCTGTCTATCTCTGGTGGTCTCAGTATCAAGGCAAACAAAACGGTTGCCCACGGCGCTGTCAGTGTCACCACTACCGCCACATTAGTCCGGGCTGAAAACCTGGGCCGGGGCCGTTGTCTTCTGCAGAACCTGGGCGGGGCCGCTTGTTATGTGGGCAGTACTTCCGGCGTGACCGCCAGTAACGGCATGAAGGTGTTACCAGGTGGCACTATGGAAGTTAGTTTTGATGACACTGTCTATGCGATCACCGCGAGCGGTACCGCCGATGTGCGCTACCTGGAGGAAACCGTTTAATGTCTTTTATCTCGAATCCCGATACCAATTTCGGCGCGTATCCAATTCTGAAAGGGGCCAGCCTGGGCGCGGCGACGCCGACCTATATCAATGTCTACCCGCGTTATATGCCGGGATGGTCCGCCAATGGTGACTATGTAAAACTGCCAGATAGCGCGAGCGCTTCAATCGAGTACTACAATGCCGCTCAAACTCTGCAATGGTCCGTGGCAAAAACCGATCTGAATGCCGCCGTCGATATTTGGTGTGGAATTACTTTCGACGGTACGGATATTTTTGTTGTGGGCGCGGACACTGGCACCGCTCCCGATACGTATTACAGCGCCAAGATCAACAGCGCTGGCGTAGTAACCGCGATCGGCAATGATCAGCCAACATCTGATTTTAGTGCCTCTTGTGATTTCACCGGATCCGGTGGCAACGGCTTTTTGCAGTTGAACGCCGACGGTGATTTACTCCTGGCATCCTCTGGGCAGCATGGAATTATCAATAAGACGTCCGGCCTGTTCACGACCGATCCGACCAGCCACGGCTCACAGTGCAGCTATGAAGCGCCAAGCGGTAACCGTATCGGTTATTTTGCTACCAGTGGTATCGCGGCAGGGCAGTGCCGGGTTTATTGTCGCGGTGCAAACGCTGGATCTACTCAAGTTTGCCAACTGGAAATACCGCTTTCTACCGGAACGCCGTTCCAAACATCTACAGAAAACGTTCGCCTGATTGTGTGGAACGGTTATGTCAGTCAGGGACACTTGCGCCGCTGCGCCGCTTTTTGGGATAAGGACGTATTCGACAGTTGGGTTGATGATGTGGTGAGAGCAGGAGGGTTCGCATAATGTTGGTTCAATTTTCTAATCCAGAAAAGCAGGTAACTTATCCGGCCGAAGGTGCTAGCGCTTTTGGTAAAACCGTTCGCGAGGGCGATCTGATCATTGGCGAGTACTTCGGATCGGCAAGCCTGGATCCGTATATCGGGCCATGGCCGATTGATGATTCGGTGGTTGAAACCCCGAAGTATTCACAGCTGGCGTTCATGGAAGCAATGGGCGATGACACGATATTGGAAATCATTGCCGCCACGGATCCGGTGATCAAGTTGATCGATCGCAAGTTCCAGGCCGCCAGCGTGATCGAGGGCGATCACCCGCAGACGGTCCAGGCATTAACGTACCTGGTAGCATCCGACCAGGTGCCGAGTTTCACAGAAGCCGATAGGGTTCGCGTATGCGGGCTCTAATTGCGATCGCATTATTAGGAGTAGTGTTAACCATGGCACCAGGTAACCCGAAAGGCCCGCGCGGCATCCGTAACAATAACTGGCTGAATATCCGCTATAACCCGGCGAATAATTGGGATGGTCAGACGGGGGCGGATCCAGACGGCTTCGCGATTTTCAGTACGCCAGAATTTGGGATCCGCGCGGCCGCGAAGTTGATCACCAATTACCGCGACTTCCACGGCATTGATACGATTCGCGGCATCATTGAACGGTGGGCACCGGACAGCGAAAACAATACCGACGCCTACATTCAGCACGTATCGGATTATTTGCATTATGATCCCGATCTCCCGATTGATCTTGATGTGTATATGAGTTTGCTACTGCACATCATGGCCGTACACGAAAATGGCCGGATGGCGTTACCTGGTAACACCGAAGACGTGATCGGTCCTGGCATGGAGCTGGCCGGATACGCGAGACCAAGCCCAATAACTTATGCAGGTATATCATGATAGGCATTAATGTAGATTGGAAAACCATCGCCGCTCTAACCGGTAGCGGTATCGTTGTTTATTTCCTGGTAAAGAGTGAAGGAAAGCAGGCCGTTGCCGCCGTGAAAGAAACGCTGGACCATGCCGGTGATATTCTGGATCCGACCGCGCCCACCAATGCGGTGTACCAGGGCACCAGCCAAGTCGTTGATATTTTGGATGATGGCGTCGACAACGATTCCAATACCGTAGGGACCGCCGTGCATACGCTGGTGGAAAACATCGACGGCGACGCGATCAATCCCGCGTCGAGTGAAAACGTGGTTTACCAGGGCGTTAACACCATGACCGAGTGGATCACTGGCGATGATCGCCCGTTCGGTGTGCAGCTCTATGAGTGGTTTAACGATGACATGACCGCCGCGAATCCGCCGCAGGTGCTGTAATGTCGATTGTCGATTGGATCAATCCATTTAACAAAGTGGCGGATATCGTTTCCGAAGTCGTTGAAGACAAGGACGCGCGCAACCGGTTAAACCATGAACTCGAAAGCCTGAAGCAACAGGTGTATATCGTGGAATTGAACACCAAGACCGTGCCCTGGATCGACGCGGTGCACAAGATGGGCCGACAGCTGATCAGCGTTACCAGTCTGATCGCGGGGGTTGTCCTGGTGTACGTCAATCCGGAAGTGGATCCGCTGACACTGGGGGCGATCCTGGGGCCGGGTGGCATTTACAACGCAGTCAAAGGGAAGGGCAAGTGACCGATCAAATCATATCAACCATATTGGTTTCGGTGGCCACTGGTGTGGTCAGCACTACCGGTACCGTGATCGCGCTGAAGGTGCACATTACCTATTTGCGCGAAGCGATCGCACGCCATGAGGCCGCGATCACCCGGGCACACGCTCGCATTGATACGATCGAGCGTCACCGGTCACTGGAGACCTGTTAACAGCCGTCGTGTCTAAACCACTGACGCCGCTTTCGCACCTGGTGGCTCAGTGGGTTTTCTTTCTCCAGTTCCTTTTGCATCTCCGCATGAATGGGCCGCACTTTGGTCAGTTCGGCAAACGTCAGCTGTGGGGAGATCTCCCGCAGGCCTTTCTCGGCTTTCGCCATAAAATCCATGGTCCCGTACCACTGACGCGCTACCCATTGGCTCTGCTGGATCTGGGCGTGTGTGAGGGGTTCGCGATCGAGGGGCGTGTGTAGCTTGTCGCCGCGAAAGTACATGGATTTGGGCCAGCTGCTGGGCATGATCCGGCGCTCGGCCAGGGCTCTGAGGTGGGCCAGTTCGGCCGGTCGTGGGGTTTGGGTACCGGCCTGATAGCGGGCGGCGGTGCTCCTGGAGCAGCCCAGTATCTGTATCAGCTGTTCGGTGTCGAAGGCGTCAACGGGGTTGTCAGTGAGGCTCGGTAGGGGTTCCAGACGCATTTTTTTCAATCCTTTTAGAATAATTCGAACCTAAAAGTTTATCTAATATGCGATCCAGTCATTAGAAGCTGATCAAATAATGGTCGTTTTGGGAGCCTGTGGGCCAGGGGTTGCACCGCAGTCTGGACGGTGTCAATTTTACATAATATACATTATGAACGTTAAAGGAATAACAGAAATCCCTTTAATATCAATGAGTTATAAAATTCACGTGACGACAAATTGTCACGTATAGGAAGTTTTTAGGCTGCGCGCTCTTTGTCTTTCGCCATGGCCTTCTCGGCGGCCTCAATCTCGTCTTTTTTGTACTCTGCGACCATGTCAAGAATGCTCTGTTGAGCCGCTTCTGATGTCGAGTTTAGAGACCGTTCCAGCTCGATTCCTGCAAGGATGAATTCTTCTGGCAAGCCCAGTATTTCTGCGGCTTTCACGGCAGTTTCATTGCTCATGATTGCCCCTTTCTTTCGCCACTTACTGACGGTTTGATGAGTGACTTCCAGCATCTGGGCGACACGATAATCGGACCAGCCTTTCCAGTCATTGAGGCGGTCCACAATGGCGATTGTGGTGAGCATTTGAGAGTCCGTGAGCATAGAACTTTTGTTTATTAAGGATAGTGAGATAGAGGGTCATTGCAACCACTGGTCGCTCAGCCACTGGTTGCGCATGCGTCCGGTGGTTGCGTAGTCTCTTTCCTGTCCTTCGCTGAGTCCGTGAGCAAGTTCTCTGCAAGGGATGCCAGACCCCATGGCGGCCGGTAAGGGTAGCTCCCCCCGGCCTTTCTAACCCTGGGGCGGCTTTACCAACAACATGGGACTGGAATTATGACTGAAGATACCTGTACGCCAACTGAACAACATCTCGAAATGCGCGCGGAGTTAACCGACTCTGAATACAACGCGCTCTCTCTGTTTTTCTTCAAGCTGTCACCCACCGACCTGGTAGAGATCATGGGTGACGATCGCGAGCTTATCGACGAGTGCCACAAAGCCATTATGCAGATTGAAGGCGGCCTTGAATTGGCTACCCTGCAGGAGGTGGCAGCGTGAGCGACAAAGTCACCATCGAAGTTGAAATGACTGAGCAAGAGGCCGTGGCCTTTGCAAATTTTCTCAAGCGCGCTGGACGTGAAGCATATCGCCCCTACGCCAATCAATGGGTAGAAGACGATGCAGAAAACATGTTCTGGGCGGGGCGGCAGATCGAAGACGCATTGCACCGAAATGGCATTCAGCCTCGATGACGGAAATCACCGGCAACCGCTGCGGCCACGACCCCGCGTTTCTACGCCACTGTAAGATCGTAAAACACGGGCGTGGTGGTCAGCCGCAGGTGCTGGGTGTGATTTCTTCTTACCTGCAAAACGCCGCCCTGCATCGCAACCGCTTAAAATCCTGGCAAAACATGAACGACACCGGGCGCGGTCGCCGCTCCGAAATTCGTGAAGCCATGATGGCGGTAATGCAGTATTTGTTCGCCAGTGATTTCAAACTTGATAGCCGCCGCTGCGCCCGTCGCACTGAAGACGGTTTTCACATTGCCCCCGACGCGAAATTGATCGCGACCGATGTTTCCAAGTCCAAAGCCTGGAAGGGCAAACCAGCGCTCTCCGAAGGCCGCGTGCGAACGATCCTGACCGAGTTTCGCCGTTGCGGTTACATTCAGCTTTCGCACCAGGAAAAGCGCCACAAGGCGACCGGTGACTGGGAGAGCAGCCCCAAGGTCATCCAGTTCACCAAGCGCTTTTTCATCGAGCTAGGTGGTAGGAAACTGTGGCGCTCTATCGCCAAGCTCGGTACCGATCGCGCAGAACGTCTGCTGAAAAAGTACCGGCAACTGGACGAAGCCACCGCCAGCGCCATGATGCGCGCCTACTTCACCCTCAACGGCATTTTCACCCCGAACCAGTACAAAAACCGGCCGCCCGATCGGCGACCCATACCTCTCATCTGATTTCACCCTAAGTACGTCAACTGCTTAGCGGCCCACTGTGGCCGCTTTTTTTATTTCACCAGGTGTTTCACCGTCTTTACCGCTAAAACCGCTCTACGGGCCTGAGAATCGGCCTTACGTACCCCGTTTTATCCCCAGATTCTGTGGATAAGGCAGTGGGTAAGGCCTGCATGGGGAAAAATAGTTCCGTTAAGTCCAATACCCCTAAGTCCCCACCATTACCCACGATACTTACGTATAGGATTAACCCTCTATTAAGCCAGCAAGCTGTCTTAATACTGATATCACCTTACGGTGATCAAAAAATGCCCGCGCAAGCGCGGATGACTCTTTGTTGGTGCCAGGTTCGAGACCTGTACCAGGTAGAAACGCCATCGGGTCGGAGATGACGAGGGCAAGGGTTAATCAGTGATTAACTGGTCAGAATCGGAGAGATTTGGACCTGTAGGTCCAATGTGCTATAACGACACCGCCTGGGGTCTGGCTTACTTTCAACCAATCGGAGTAAGCCCAATATGAATATCCAAAACAAACCTTCCATCGTTTTCACCGCTTCGGTACCTGAGCACGGCATCAATGCCGGTACACCAGGTTTTCTCATCCGCGAAGGCGAGCATAGCTGCGAAGTCCGTGTGTTCGGCAAGAATGTCGAGGTGCCCCGTGACACCTTCGGGTATCCCGCTGCCCCTGCCGCCGTTCAAGAGATTATCCCTGCTGCCGCTCCAGTGGCTCCTGCCGCTGCCCCTGCGGCCGCTCCCGCGCTCCCAGCGCCCACACCCCAAGCTGCACCCGTAAATGTCCAGGAAACGGCTCCAGCGGCCTCTCTGGAAGTAGAACCCACACCAGCGGCCCCGGTTCGCTTCTGCCCCAGCTGCGGCCAAGCCCTGTTTGCGGGCTGATGGGTTCCCGATCGGTGAGCCGGTCGCACATGACTCAGCACCAGTTTCTCACCGATCCAACTCCGTTCGTGGTGCTCCATGATGCCCACGTGCGGGATTGGATGCGGCATAAGGCCGAGCAGAGCTACGCCAAGCTAGAACGCGCGGCCAGGATTGCTGAAATGCGAGCCAAGATACGCGAGGCAAGAGAGGCTGAGATTGAAGCCAACACCTGGCGTTTCAAAAATTACCTTGCCTGGGGCGTTAACCAGGTTAACCGTTTACTGGATTGGATCAGCCATGACTCGAACCGAGATGAAAACCAAAACCGCCGCGGCGAGAAAACTTCTGAAGTCTCCCGCGGCTCTCCTGATGCCGGCACCGGTGAAACAAGTGATCAGTGATGTCCTGGACGTGGTGGACGCGCTCATCGAGGACGTGACCCATGCCAGCGGCTAAAGACGGCCGCAAGCCGGTCGGTACCGCACACTGCACCGAGTGCGATTCCGAAGCGGCCTTCTACCAGGTGCAAAAGGGGAAACGAGCCGGTTACCTCTACAAACGTTGTGGCTGTGGTTGCGATCAGTCCAGCGGCAAGGCCAAGCAACACCGCTGGTTGGCAGAGATGACCGTCACCGGCGATATGCTCCCGCATCCGCTGGCGGAGCCAAAACCCGCAGAACCTACCCCAGAACCTACGGAAGAACCCGCACCCGAACCCGCCCCGAACCCCAGACCTAGCAAGGGGTTGGCGGGTTTGCTGTTGTTGGGTTTGGCCGGGCTCGCCGCCGTATTCATGGCTTAACCTAATAGGAAAATTTCATGAGTGAAAAGACCGAAAACACTCCGGCCGTTGAGGAGCAACCGGACGGCCTGGACCATCTGATCGAAGCTGAGGACGCCGCCGAGCAGGCGGAGCAGCGCGCCCAGCAAGAAGAAAAAGCCAAAGCCGAGCAACCGACCCATGACGACATCGAGCGTGCGAAGGCCTTCGCCTCACAGCTCAACGGCGCGTTTCTGTTTGGCGTTGACAAGGTGGTCTGCCCGTCGATCGACATTGGGGACCATGTGGACCCATCCGAGGGCGACGCCAAGCTGTTACCGCTGGCGCTGGCCATGGGTGGTGAAATCCCTACCTGGTTAAAGGAGTTGATCGCCCAGTGGGGCCCCTACGTGGGCGCAGGCCTGTACATGGGCACCACAATCTACCAGGCGCGTAAGTTGGAACTGGCGGAGCGGGAGAGAGCCGAGAAAGCCGAGCGCGCCCGAGAGCAGCCACAACCGGCACGACAGCCACAACCGGAGGGCAGGCGCGAACAATGGGCCGATGGGCCTATGTATCAGATGGGAGGTGAGTAAGTTGGCTAAGTGCTTAACCGATTACTACGAGCCGCCGAACGAAGACACCAGTCTTGAAAACCGTCATGTATTCGTCGCTGCCAAAACTGGTGGCGGCAAAAGCCAGGTAATGCGCAATGAAATTGTCCCCGCGAAAAACGTCCGAGCCGTCTTCTGGGATCCGGATAAAGACCACCGTTGCAACCACTTCAACAACCGGCGTCAATATCTCACGGCGCTGGCCAAGGCTCACAAAGCCCGCCGTCCCTTTCGAATTGGATGGTCTGGCGATAGCAGTAAGGAAAGCTTCGCTTGGTGGTGTGAATCGGTCTGGGGCGTGCTCGATGGAAAGTTCGACACCTGGATCGTCACCGAAGAGCTCGCCGACCTCGACATGCAAAACCGAACCATCCGCCAGTACAACACGCTCAACAAGCGTTCGCGAAAGTATGGCGGAATTATGGTTGGGAATACGCAACGCATTCAGGAGGTTCCTAAGACCCTGGTAACACAGTCTGCCGTGGTCTGGATCGGGCAGCATGAGTACCAGGACGCGGCCTATATCGAGAAAATGACCGGCCTGAAAAAGGCCGATTTGTCAGCGCTGGAGCCTCTTAATTTCTTCAGAAAGGAGAAGGGGGAATGGGTACCGGCGGCAACCAAATATCGGAAATTCGGTAATTCCAGCGGCAAAAGAAACGAGTTCAAACGCTAATTTTGACCTAATAGGTTAGCGCGTAGGTTCGTTGTTGATCTTAAATTTTTCCGGCTTGAAATAGGAAAGCGACACAACTGTCTTTCCGAAAATTTCAGCAGGATCAACACATGAACTCTGTCAACAAAGTTAAAGATCACATTGACCCGACGATCGTGGTGTCTGCCGTCGCAGCCTCCATTGTCATCGGGATCGGTGTGTGGGTTGCTCGCCGTGCGGGTATGGGTACCGTCGCCACTGTGGTGAAAGGCGGTTAATTCCAGGACGCATAGGAGCAACGAAACATGTCACGCAAAATTATCCCTCTACCAAGTTTCACCCAAGTGTCCGCCGGTGCCGATACGTCGCTGACGCTACCCGTTGGTGGTAACACCTACGAGCGTATTCTGGTCGAGTATTCCGGTGCGACGCTCGCGCAACTGGAAAATATCGAAGTGCGCCTGAACGGTGATCCGATTCAACACTTCAAAACCGGCCAGCAGCTGGAGTACATCAACGATTACTACGGTCGCCCGAAAACCTCTGGAATTTTCTCTCTGTGGGCCATTCGCCCCGAGATGACCAATATCCAGCAACGCCGTATGACCGCCTGGGGAACCCTTAACGTAGATCACCTGAGTATTCACCTGGACGTCGATGGCGCTGCCACGTCGCCCACTCTGAAGGCTCACGCGATCATCAGCGCACCGCGCCCAATGATCTTTGTCAACAAGGTCAAACAGTTCCCGCACAACTCGGCGGTGTCTGGCCAGGTGGATATCGACAACATTCCACGTGGACCGCGTATCGTGGCCGCTCACCTGTTCAAATCCGACATTTCCGATGTTGAGATTGAAATGGACAACGTGAAGTTCTACGACGCCAGTAAGTCTCTGGCCGAAGCGATCCAGCAGGAAAACGGCCGGGTACCACAAACCGCACAAGCCACCCACATTGACTTCCTGGGTGACAACGATATCGGTAATGCACTGATCACCGCGAATGCGCGTGACTTCCGTATCAAGCCTACGCTCGATACCTCTGGTGCGACCGACATCTGTGTGGAATACCTCGATCGGGTGGCATAAGCCGCCCCCAGTGAACAGGGGGCGACTATGAGTCTACCACTATCGAGTAACGTACCAATCACCAGTCCAATCGAACTAGGAGGCGGATGGATGGCAGGGGCAACCGATTTTATGTCCGGCATAATGGACGCCTATTTCACGTTCGAGAATCAACAGCTCGGACTGGAGTTGCAACGTGCCGAGATTCAGCAGCAGCGCACACACGATGCGCTCAGCGTGGAGCAACAAGTTAGTGCTACTCGCGCTCAGCAACAGGGTACCGCGCCCGCCAACAGCAATATGGCAACGTATGCAGTGTTGGGTGTGGCTGCCGTGGCTGTGGTGCTTCTGATGAGGAAGTAATCATGAATCCGATGATGATGGCCGGTGCCATGCAGGGCATAGGTGCAGCGGCGGCCGGAGGGCCGTCTGCCGCGTCTAACACTGTGGGCGATACCGGTAGCGGCCTGAACTTTAACATTGGCGGCAATGGCCAGGCCGCGCCCAATCAGCGCGGTGTGATGTCCGGCTCTCACATGGGTGTCCCTGTGTGGATGTGGGCCGGTGTCGCTGGCATCGTGCTGCTGGCAGTACTGCGCAAGTAATGCCATACATTCAGCGCGCCGCTTGGAGCCAGACCGCTGAAAAGGGACTTCAAATTGCCGCCAGGGGTGATATGGATTTTATCCGCTGGGAGGTTGAGCAGGGCATAGCGGCCCTGTTCGAGTGCAAGGAGGGTGCCGATCGCATGGGCTGGGTTGTGCTTCGCTACGAGCGCGAAGCCGATGAAATGGTCCTGGTGGCCGGTGAAGGAAAAGGATTTCACCGCTTTGTCCCCATCATCGAGCAGTACTCCCGCAACCTGGGGGCCAAGACAATTCGAACTCACATTGAGCGGCCAGGGTTAAAGCGATGGTATGAATCCATCGACTGGTCACAGCGTGAAATCGTCATGAGTAAAGCGTTATGAGAAAAGCCAATCCCAACAAGCCAGTGAAACTCCTTCGTCCTTCGCGTCGAGTGAGGCGTCCAGCGGTGCGCGCTTCTGGTTTCGTGCACGTTCGTAAACCGCGCATCGGCAGAGGTGTCTAATGGGTAGTCGATCCAGGAGCCGCAGCAGCACCAACAGCCAAGTAACGAACAACACTGACAACTCCAACAACTACAACTATGACGATCATAGTTTTTTTGATGGGAGTGCTAACGATCACTCTCAAACCTGGATGTCGGATTCGCGCTCGAACGCGTACACCAGTAACAACAGTGCCGTTGACGATCACAGCAACCAAAGTGTGAACGATCACAGCCGCCACGATAACTCGGTCTACGATTACGATTCTGATTTTAATCTGGACAGCAGCTGGAACGATTCGTCCAGGACATCCTTCGCGGACAACTCCTCGAGGAGCACCGATTATCGCTTGGAGGATGATCACAGCATCGACGATCACAGCGTGACCGAAACGCGGATCGACAGCAGTGTCCATGATTCCAGGAAATACGACTTCCTGGACGGCCGTGCCTACGACAGCAGCGATCACAGCAGCTACAACAGCAGTGTGGACAGCAGCTATCGAGACAACAGCACGGTACAGCTGTCCGATCATCGTAACTACGCCAGTGACGATGACTATTCCTGGAACGATCAATCGGTCCTGGACACTAGTGTGAAAACCACACTGACCGACAGCCGCAGCTTTAACGATTCCAGGAGCAACAGCAGCCACGTTGACAGCAGCTATCGCGATTCCAGTTCCGTCTCGTTGGTGGACGATGGTGACTTCGCCTATGAAGAGAACTTCACCAACAACGTTAACTACCTGGACGGTGGCGCGGTCGATTCGCTCTCTGATGTGGCATACAAGGGCCTGGATTTTGGCGAGAGCCTGACCGGTGATGCCATTGGCGGTATGGAGCGCTTGAGCTATGAAGCGATCGCGCGTAACAGCGACCTGGCGCAATACTCGGTCAAGCAAATCGCCGACAGTAGCTACCGCAATCTGATGGCCAGTGAGGATGCCTTTATGCACGCCTCAAACCTGGTTACCGGTGCGACCGAAACGGCCTTTGGTGAGGCGCTACTGGCGTCTAAGAATGCCTTCGGTAACGCCATGATGTTCGCTGACAGCCAGGCGAAAAGCGAGAACCAAACACTTCTGGAAAGTTTCCAGAAGAATTCACTGTATATGGTAGGCCTTGCCGCCGCCGTAATTGTTGTGCCAATGGTGCTTAAACGATGAAAACTTTTGTAACGGATTGTCAGGCGGGCATTGCTCAGGATATCGGTGGCGCTAAAGGATCGTACTTCCGAATTCTCTCCGGCGATGGTGATGTTAAGGTCACTTTCTTCTTTACCAATGGCGACAGCTATCGCACCGGCTGGAAAGTCGGCATCGGTGCGCCCACCATGCGAGAGTTCAAGCGTATCTTGATTGAAAGCTCGATCACTCAGCGCATGGAGGTGGCCTGGTCAACCGGACCGATTAACGATAACCGCCTCAACGGTAATCTGGAAATCAACGGCGGTGTGAGCATCAAGGCCAACAAGACGGCCGCTCACGGCGCCGTGAGTGTCGGTACCAGTGCGACTCTGGTGGTGGCGGAAAATCTGGGGCGTGGCCGCTGCCTGCTTCAGAACCTGGGCGGCAGTGATTGTTATGTGGGGAACTCCTCCGGCGTGACCACCGCCAACGGCATTAAGTTGGTGGCCGATGGGACCATGGAAGTGTCGTTTGACGATACGGTCTATGCGATCACCGCCACCGGTACCGCTGATGTGCGCTACCTGGAGGAAACCGTGTAATGTCAAATCTCTCCAGTCCTAACAATTTTATGGGCGCGTTTCCGATTCTGAAAGGCGCCAGCCTGGGCAGTGCGACACCGGCTTATCTGTCGATCTATCCGCAATATATGCCGGGCTGGTCGGGCAATGGCGACTATGTGAAATTGCCGTACAGTGTCGGTGATGACATTGAGTACTACAACAACGCCGAGACTTTGCAGTGGGGCGTTGATAAAACCGCGATTAACGCCGCGTGTGATAAGTGGTGCGGGATTACCTTTGATGGCACCGACATTTACGTAGTCGCCGCCAACACCGCCACGTCGCCCGATACTTACTACAGCGCCAAGATCAACAGCGCGGGCGCCGTGACCAACATCGGCAACGCGCAACCATCAAGCGACTGGGGTAATACCGGCATGCTGGATTTTGTCGGCTCCAATGGAGCGGGTTTTTTGGATTTGGACGCGAGCGGAAATTTACGCATCGGCAACGCCAACGAGTACGCGATACTTGATAAGAGCACCGGCGCATTTAATACCCAGCCGACCAGTTTTGGCAGCAACTGTGGCTACGTTACCGCCGACGGGCAATATCGTCTCGGGTATTTCAATACCAACAACATTTTGGCCAGCTTGTGCCGCCTATACGTTCAAATTCCGGGAACCACGCGAAATGCACAGCTTGAAATTCCGCTGGCCACCGGCACACCGTATCAGGTCACGACGGAAACCGTGCGCTTTGTGGTCTGGGGCGATTACGTCAGTCAGTCTTACCAGCGACGTTGCCCGGCTTTTTGGGAGCGTGGCGCCTTTGATACCTGGGTTGAAAAAGTCACTAAGGCAGGAGGGTACCTGTAATGCGTTTGGTTCAATTTTCTAATCCTGGACGGATGGTTAACTATCCCGGTGAAGGGGCGATCGCGTTTGGTAAAACCGTTCGCCAGGGTGACACCATTATCGGTGAATACCTGGGCAACCAGAATTTGACCGAGTACACCGGTCCGTGGCCGATTGAAGAGGCGGTGGTTGAAACCCCGAAGTACTCCCGCCTGGGCTTTATGGAAGCGTTGGGCGATGACGTGATTTTGGAGATCATCGCCGCTACCGATCCCGTTATCAAACTGATCGATCGAAAGTTCCAGGCCGCCAGCGTCATCGAGGGCGATCACGCGCAAACCGTGCGCGCTTTAACGTACCTGGTAGCGTCCGACCAGGTACCGAGTTTTACCGAAGCCGATAAGGCCAGAGTATGCGGGCTGTAATTGCGATCGCATTGATAGGAGTTGCATTCATGCTGGTACCAGGTAACGCCGCGACGCGCGGCATTCGTAATCACAACTGGCTGAACATTCGCTACAACGAAGCCAATGACTGGGACGGGCAGACCGGGCCCGACGCCGAAGGCTTCGCCAAATTCCAGGGGCCGGAGTGGGGCATACGTGCCGCTGCAAAGCTGCTGGTCAATTACCAGGACTGGTATGGCATCAACACCGTTAAGGAAATAGTCGAGCGCTGGGCACCGGCTGCGGACGATAACGATACTGTCTCTTACATTCGCCACGTGTCCGATGTGTTGGGCGTGCATCCTATGGAAGCGTTTGACGTGCGTGAGCGTCTACAGCAGCTCCTGGAAGTGATGGCGCTGCACGAAAGCGGAGCGCTCCCGATTGGAGCCGAGCAAGTCATTTACCAGGGCATCAACATGGCGGGAGTCGTATGATCAACTTTAATCTCGATTGGAAAACCGTGGCCGCGATCACCGTTGGTGGTGTCGCGGTGTTTTATCTGATCAAGCGCGAAGCGAAAGGCGCGGTAACGGCCGTGCGCGATGCCGTGGTCGAGAGCGGTGATATCTTGAATCCGGTGAGCCCAAATAACCTGGCAAACCAGGGTGTCAACGCCGTGGTGGACATCGTGGACGATGGCATCAACAACGACTCCAACACACTCGGTACCGTGGTGCATGAAGTGGTGGAAAACGTTGACGGTGATGCGATCAATCCAACGTCGAGCGATAACCTGGCGTATCGAGGTGCGGGCGCGATCACCGAATGGTTCACCGGTGATGATCGCCCGTTCGGTGTGCAGCTCTACGAGTGGTTTAACGATGAGCCAGACATGGAATCGGCGGTGATGCCAACAGACGGGTCTGCGATCCTGACCAGGAACCATTACTGATGGCGATTACCGACTGGATCAATCCATTCAATCGCGTGGCCGATATCGTCAGCGAAGTCGTTGAGGACAAGGACGCGCGCAACAAACTTAACCACGAACTCGAAAGCCTAAAACACCAGGTGTATATCGTGGAATTAAACACCAAGACGGTGCCCTGGATTGATGCGGTGCACAAGATGGGCCGCCAGCTGATCAGCGTTACCAGTCTGATCACGGGCGTGGTCCTGGTGTACGTTAATCCTGAAATCGATCCACTGACACTGGGCGCGATCCTGGGGCCAGGAGGCATCTACAACGCAGTCAAAGGGAAAGGAAAGTGATAGAGCAGCTGGTACCGGTAATCATCGCCTCGGCCGTCACAGGTGGCGTCAGTACGTTCGCAACGGTCGTTGCGTTAAAGGTTCACATCAATTACTTGCGCGAAGCGATCGCACGTCACGAGGCGGCGATCACCCGCGCACACGCTCGCATTGATTCAATGGAGCGCGTTACCGGTTAACAGCCATACTGTCTATGCGTTTGCCGCGTCTGTTTGATCCAGGTGCGGCCTTGCTTTTCCCCGATCTCATTGGCCAGCGATTTGAACCGCCTGGCCGCACCTGGTGATACGTTTTCCAGTTCCTGGATTTGCGTCTGCACCTTGGCAAAGAAACTCGACCACCAACCCCATTCACTCATCAGCCAGTCAATCTGCTCGATCGTGGCCCAGCTCAGCGGCCTGACGGTGTTGGGACTGTGCAGCTGGCCCTTGGCAAAGCGCAAGTGCCGGGGCCAGTCCTCAGGCATGATGCGTCCGTGATACAGGTTCCAGAGGTGATCGACAAAGCCCTGGGGCGGGCGACTCTCGCCGCTGAGATAGCGCTGCGCCGTGCGCAGTGAAATCCCCAGAATCCGCGCCAAATTGTCCGCGTCGTAAGCCTGCAACACCTCGATCTTTGAACCAAATAACTCCATTTCCTATGACTCCCATGTCGGAAAATATCAAAAAACCGGCCTTTTTGGCCGGTGCGGAGTGTCGTTCAAATCATCCAAAACCCCTAATTTTGTAGGTTATTCCCAAATATTCTAAAAACGGGTTGAGGGGTGATCGAATCGGGTGAGAAGCGGTCAGATTGGCGCGGTTTTGTGTGTGTTTTGGTTATGAGGCTGTGTGCGGGGGGTTGACATCTGCATAATGGGTGACCAATTTAACATAACAAGTATTATGCGAAATTGATCAAGGAGCAAGATTATGTCAAGTCCTTTGTTTTTGGCGCAAAAATCCTCATATAACCAAACGGTCTAAAACCGGTGCTTGCAAGTTAACCGCTTTGACCGAGTTACAATCTATGAGGAAAAGGAAAATATGGAATATTTGATCAACAACGGACTCAAGCTTCATCACATCGTAAAAATTTGCCACGTCTCTGAGCGTACAGCTCGCCGCTGGCTAAGCCACCACGACAGCGTACCCAAGGCGATGAAGCGACTTCTAGAAATTGAATTCAACGGTCGCGTAATGCCTGACAAGTGGCCAGAACACTACCGCTTTAATTCGTTAGGATTACTTGAGGGAGACTCGACGCACGATGCCCTTAGCTGGAAGCAGATAGCTTGGTACTCCTACGCGGTCAGCGGTTGGCATGAGTCATTGCGACTTGTACCGGAACTGAAGGCATCAATAGACTACCTAACGAACAAAATTCCTAAAGCTGATGTAATCAAACTTGAGGAATACAGAAAACGACTCGATGAACTGAAAAAGCAATCCATGATGACCCCTGAAGAAGCCGTTCTATATGCTCGCGGCATCCTTGATGAAGAGCCGCCGAAGAAAGAGATTCACCGACTCCACGGCTGCTAAACTTTTGAGAACGCCCGTCCAAATCGGGCGTTCATCGGTCATGGTCAGATCATATATTATCCATATCGTACTAATATTATCCTGCTTTTAACTTGACGTAGGAACCAAAATTTTTGAACCCGATTGAACAAGCAGGTCAATCATTACCCGCTCACAGCAACCCCAAGTAAACACCCTAAGGAATAAGCTCTACTAGACTCGGACAAAACACCTGATTTCATATCCCCCCTTTTCTAAATCACCAAACCGTCACCACACCGAAAAGCCCGCCAGCCGTGGCCTTTCGCGATATTCGCCATTGAATGGATGTTTCAATTCCTTTCCTTATTGTTCACTTTGTGAAGAACCACCCTGCCCTAGACCCCGCACGGCCAGGGGCTTTACACTACCGCCCCGTTTCCATGACCAAAAAGGTGGGCAAAACCCGCAGGGGTGGGGAGGAGTGCCCGGCTGGCCATAGGGCGTACAATTTGTGATCAATGGCGTTTCGCAACGCCTGGGAATGTAATTGACAGGGAATAAAGGAATGTCTGACAGGAAAAACAAGAAACTCAGCGGATCTTATTGGTTCCGCGCAGTAGCCGCCGTAGGCGTTATTATCTGCCTTATCATGCTTCGCATGATCTACCTTAAGGATTTGTCGCACCGACCAGTGGATTACAGCAGCGAAGGCTGGATGAACCTCTTTAACATGCTTCAACCGGTTATTATGGTGGCAGGTGGCACCATCGTCATACTGGGTATCATCGCCACTTTACATCGATCCAAGCAGGCCGCCCAACAGATTGAATTGGCACTCAACTCTAAAGGCGCCGACCTACACCAGAAACATCGAGACTCACTGATTGAACACCTAAAGGAAGTCTACCCCGATGCCCAAAGCCAAATGACCGGCAGCTCCTTATCAGTGCGTTTCAATCCATTCAAACTGTATAGCGCCCTCTTCTCCGCTGAGGACCACGCCTTGGACGCAATGAAGGTTGCACAATTCTACGATGACGAATTACACATCAAACAGTCACTGGGAAAAGTTTACGACATACTCAGCAATCAGAGCGAGCCACTGACACTATCAGAGCAAGAAAAACTGGAACTGAAAATCGCCTCCAACAACCTTCACCGGATCTCAAAACGCTGGCATGGGTTGATCGAAACTCGTGAACTAAAGACCATGACGCTTGGCGAAGCATGTCGGTTTTTGGTGGACGCATCACTAATGTTATCGGAAGTACTGTACTTCGAATCAAAAGCCCCCATAGGCACAAGCAACATCTCCGTATCGATTAATAGAATTGAGAAGCTAGGTAACCGAGTTTATGGTATTGGCGATTGCTATCTTCTTAATTTCGTTGACGATCTAGAGTCAGGCATCATTTTCTTAGACGAATCATCAGAGATCAAATTGTTTATTGAAGAAACAACTGGCAGCGAAATAAAGATCATCACAGACAATCCAATCACACCGTCCGACGACATAAGACGACCGCATGAAGAAGTAGAAAGATACGATTCAGGAAAAATATTGTTCAAAAAATCAGTTAAAAACACCAAGGAGGAAATATGATTTTAGAAGTCTACACAAAAAATTTCGCCCGCGCGTCGGTGATTGAATTACCTGACAACCCTGTCCCCAGAGTTGGCGAGTCGATTATCTTAGAGCAAGACGCTGGCTACCTTCAGGGAACTACAGAGCTTCTAATCACTGATGTGTCGTACATTTTAAAAGACGACACGTTAACGCCGCATGTCCAATGTATTGCGAGAAACGGAGCGCATCACCGGCGCGATCTACTAGAAGAGAATGGCTGGATATAACTCAAGGAGAATGACATGCATAAATTAACCGCCGCCACCCTTTGGAATCACCAACTACCGCAATCGGCAAGTGGTGACGATGACGACGATAAATTTTCGAACACTAGCAATAAGCCCGGTCAAGGAGACAAACCCTCCTCACCGAAACCTAGTCCCCCTCAGAAGAGGAGTTAAACCGAAACAATCGAAGCAACACGTTAGGCTTTTTTGAGCGGGCTTTCTTCTTTACCCCAAATTCTACAAACTTAATCTCCTGACTCGGAATGTACGTTACCTTTTCACCCCAGTCAGGAGCATCTCTCTCAACAACTGTCCACTCTATATCTTCTGGCCCCCTCCTCAGATTTACATAGATTGCAAGATTTCCATGGAAGTCGGCCTCATAAGGGTAATAGGGCTGCCCCTCAAACTCGAAAACGTTATCACAAGCCAACCGGGTTCCGTCTTTTAAGGTGACAAAGATTCGAATAACAACGTTCTCTGTATCTTGCTGCATTCGATTCCACAGCGTGTCTATGCCGTTTTCAGTACTGATTCCCAGTTCGTACAATATCTTGAAAAGCAACCTCTGACCCTTCGCTCTCCATACCAGACCTATGCACGCAGTGAACACCACGGAAGCAATTCCACCCACCATTTGATGCACATCCAGAAACCTCATCATTAAGTAGCATACACCCCAGCCAATCAGGCCAAAAAACATAACGCTGAACAAGAGATCGTTGCCCTTTTCGTTGCTTCGGTATCCATGTTTTGCAGCAAGGTGGCCAATGTAGCCAGAGGCCAAAACCACTTGAACGTACAGTGGCAGCTGGAGAAGTTTGTCGATTGCATCCATAGGTAATCTTCCTTTTGTTACGCTAATTTCTTATTCCACTATTGGGTCCAATTGTCCCTTAATCCCGTTGGTATTACTACTCGCAGAACTAAAATCCCCGGCGTTCCCTGGCGCCTGTGTAGTTCCTCCACCAGGGTAAATACCACCGTGCGTGTGTCCCGCCAAATCGTCAGCCAATTGCTTAACGATGCCCATCAACTCACTGAGCAATTGCAGAACATTCACCGAGGTTGAACCCAACCACAGGTTGCCACCTGCCGCCACTTCGATGTGCTGATTGTTTTTCGCTTTGCTGGTTTTCTTGCGGCCAACAGTTTCATTGACATCACTGGCCGTGGTGATATTAAGATTGTCCACCGCGCTGAGGTTCAAGTGACCACCGGACAACAATTTTAACGCGCCCAGTGCCTCAATGGTTTTGATACCGCCCACCTCTTCGGTGCTGTGCCCCGCTACGCTGGCCATCTGTTGTTGCAAGGTCACCAAACTACTGAGCGCATCGAGATAGTAGCGCGTTGCCTGATCGGTGATGTTGCCGTGAGTGGATCTCAGTTTATCGCCGTTGGCACTGGTGCGCTCCTCAACACCCGTCGCCGATTGATGCAATTGCTCGCCGGGCTCAACGGCTGGTAGACCAACACCGTGCGGCAACACAGTTCGAATAAACGGCTTGTGTGGCAACCCGTAAGCAAATGCCACTTCGACTAAAGTCCCCGGCTCCGGAAACCCATAACCTCCCCGCTCCATACCTGCGCCACTTATCGGCAAAGGCACGGATCGATACAACGGCAACTCGGGATTGGGTTCGCCGGTTTCCGTCAACACGACAATGTCCACGGCGTAACGCGGCCTGAAGTCTTCCGACAACCCAGGTTCAACAACTGGGTCACTGATCGATTCAATGCGCGCAAAGTGCGGCAGATGATAGCGCCCGGTCAACTCAGGGAATTGACGCTCAACGATGCGTTTGATGTCAGCGTCCATGGGCATCGCTCCAAGGGTCAGGACTCCACGTTAATCGCATTTGATCATCCATCATTTGCACCTGAACAATGGTGTTTGCATTGTTGACCAACACACCGGGGCGAAGTTTTGGAATGGCGGCCACCTTAGCGCGATTCGCCACGCCGTACTCACTCTCCCACCGGTTGTCCATGATCAATGGCCTGGGTTGCCAGTGACTGTGCGCCCAACTGCCCACAAATACTTGCCCGTTTCCCTGCTGCTGCCACATCGGTTGTGGGATCGAGAACACCTTGGCCAGTGCGTCCATGCAATGATAACCACCACCGATGGAGTAAAACGCAGGCGCGGCCGTGTTGGCATACAATTGATCTGGCGTGACAAATTGCAAACCGGTTAACGCTCCGACGGTGGCCAGCACATCGGACAAGGTGACATTGCGCAACGACAATGGAATCCGCTGATTGAGCCTTGCCGTTAACTCCCGGCAAAAGATCCGTTGTTGCTGGTCATCGATCTTGGTGCAGGTTTCCACATACCCCACGAACCACAACTGTAAATTGTCGGGCGCGTAACCGAACGCAAACCGCACCAACCCTTTGATGGTCTCCTCAGACTGAACCGTAAACACAGCCCGTCCAGGCGTGAACAGATTCAGTCGCGCATCCTCAGAAATGAGTTTGTATTCCTTTCCGCTCACGGTCAGCAACTTAAACAGCTTCACGACAACAGATCCTCAAAAAACTGCAACGCCGATTCCGCACCCGTCAGTTGCGGCGTCTGATCCAAAATCGAACCGGTAGCCTTGTCCTTAAGCGCGCTGGCGGCGGTGTCTGTTAGTGTGGCCACGTTTACACCCTCCACCAACTGCTCTTTTACCGCGTCCAAGATTTGGCGCTGTTCTTTCTTCTCGGCAACACTAAAGTATTCCACCAGCATGAACGACACTCGCCACGCTTCGTTTTGTTCCATTTCTCGCACACTGACGTTGTCGGTGAATTGGACCTGACGAACGTTCATGGCATTGGCGGTGCGCTCATTGATGGTATAGACCTTTAACCGCCCGGCGCTGTCCACCGTTTCGGCGGTTTTGATCAACGCCGTCAGGTCCCGCTCATTCTCAAACGGAATCAATAACGAAACGGTAAATTCTTTGGGCTTGATACCATTGTTGGTTCGATCCGACGCACTGGTGGTGCCGCCCAAACTCTTTGTTTCGATGCGCATACTGGCCCGCACTTTCAGCTCAGTTTCCGGCACCGTATAGTCATCGAGCCTCACAACCCCATCACCTCTTTCACATACGCCAACTGCCCAGGCGGCGATACCATCAACACCGCCGCACAAAAAATGTATTCATGCCCTGGCGAACCGGCGGCATTTAAGGCATCGGCCAGCTGCGTTCGGGTACCGCTGTCCAAAAACAGCGCCTGCCCTGCCCCACCCGTGACACTCGCTTGAAGCGTCGACAACGCCGACTGATCCGACTGCAACCGAGACTGCTTTTTGGCAATCAACGCCTGCAACTCAGCAGTCGGAGTTTGGTTTTCACTGTCGTAAGCGCTCGCCATACTGGTGGCGCGATCAACGTGGCTGGCCCCACTTCGCGCGTTGGACCACTGCAACAAATTCTTATTAACCCATCGCGCGTTCAACGCCGCATCGGGTAACAACACCTTGTCATTTTCCAATGTCGACAATTGTTCAACCCGACGTTGCACCGCTTGCAACTCTTCGACCGGAAACACCGCATTGAATGCGCCCAACTGCTGAGCAAAATCGGACAGACTGACCGCGTTGATCAATACCGCCACCCCTTCGAGCGTGCCCACCGGCAAACGATGATCAGCCTGATCGTTCAACTTGTTGACCAGCGCCGCCACCGCATTGGGTGCGGACAGATGCCGGTAAACCCCATCACCACTGCCCACGCCCTGTTGCCAAGGATGCACACACAACGCATCAACCGACACATTGAACAGCGCTTGATGCGATGCCGCGTTAGTGCTGGCGGTATTGGCCGTGGTGGCCGTTGGGTTTTTCGTAATGCTCGGACCCGGTACCGCCGACAGCCTGCTGCCTGCCTGACTCAATTGCGCATCGCCACTGGCCGTGGCCGCTTGCGCAGCACTCACCACATCGGCGGCGCTACTGGGCCATGTAAAATTCACCGGTGCCCACATGATCACACCCGCTTGATGGCGTCGGGCCAGTCAGTGGTTAACCCGTTAACAATGGCGCTGACCTGATCTGCAAAGTCTTCTGGCCGTTCTTCCAAGGCCAACAGCGCGTCCAATTGATCCTCAGCGGCCTGACGGTTGCCCAGAATCAACCCCAAGGTGCCTTGATACAGATCCGACTTGGCCCGCACCTTAGCCACCACCACATCCACACCGACACCCCGACGCGCTGCAATTCCCGTGAGCGTTGGCACCGGTGCACTGTTGTCCAACGTCCAGGCGTCCGCCTCCAGTTTTTGCAGCGTCCAGGTTTCCACCTCTTGCACCGGGTAACCCGCTTTCAGTGACTCAATGGCTCGATTAACCTTGGTGTTGATTTTGTCGGCGGCTTCCTCCCTGATTGCATCGCTTTCGCGCGGCACCGTGGCCCACTGCTGCACCCACTGGCCGCTGACCAGCGCGGGTTTTGTTTCTTCTAACACCTCCACCAGTGAAAACACCACCGGCAACGGTGATGGCTGCACCTTGACGAACAGTGACAGCGGCAAACCCCGGTTGCGAATGTGCGACTCAAACACCGGCCACTCCAACACTTGGTCACCGGCCACCCGTGCGTATACGTCAATCATGTTTCCCCCTTATCGAAACACGTAACCCTTTTGGTTTCCGTTAGCGCCAATCAACGCCGACTTGCCATCAGACCCAATGCAACAGGAAACCCCAAACTTGTAATTGCTGCTCCCGTCACTGGCAATCAATTTAACATCGTGTTTCCACATGCCATTGTCTTTGATAAAGGTGTACACCGCGCCCTTACCGCTATCGACATCGCGAGAACCAATTAAGGCAACACTGCCGTCTTTGGCAATGTCCACCGAGTAACCATACTCGGTATCGGTTTTATCGCCTGGGTCGACATTAGGAATTTTGGTGGTGATTCCCCAGGAACCGCCGGTTTTGCGAAACACATACACCGCGCCGCTTTGAGTTTCCGGTGCCGCGCACCGTGGCGCACCGATTAAGATTTCCAATCCATCGCCCGAGATGGCCACGGCATGTCCGAAGTCATCCCCGTTACTGCTATCGACCGAAGTCAATTTGATTTCACCGCTCCACACGCCACCGCCTTGATGTTCATAGACATAAACGGCGCCGCTGTCGGTGGCGCCACCGTCATCATTGAGCGCACCCACCACAAGGACTTCCCCATCACCGGAAACATCAATGGCGTAACCAAAATAGGCCGTGGCCGTTTCAACATCCGGTTTAAACTTTTGTTCCAGCTGCCAGTTGTTACCACCGTTGCGCCTGAAGATGTGCGCAGCGCCACACATAATGGTGGTGTTGGGATCTTTGTCCGCATTGTCGCCCACGGCAATGACCGACCCGTCGTCGGAAATCGCAGCCGCCGCACCGAAGGACTCGGCATCAGTGTCTGGCACCAGCTTGGCGACCTGAGTCCAGAATCCACCCTCTTTGGAAAACACATAAGCCGATCCGTCATTACCGTCATTGGGTGAGCCAATCACAGCGATTAACCCGTTTTCAGAAATCGCAACGGAGCTACCAAAATTGTCACTGTTGGCTATGTCATTGGGTACCATCTCAAAGCCAGGACCATAGACGCCATTGTCATAGTCGTATGCCCATACCCGCCCTTGACTGGAACTGGTGGTAGACGCGGACACCATAAAGGTGCTGCCGTCTCCCGATATCGCAACACCGTAACCATAGTTGCCTTGCCCGGACTCGGTTAACTGCGCTTGCTCGCTGGCGAGATTAAACTGATCCTTGGTCACAAACGACGCTTCGGTCCACTCCGATTGATAGGTGGCGCCATTAAATCGCACTTTCGCCTTGTAGTTGGTCGATACCTCCAACTCACCAAAGGGAACGGTTTTCATCAGTTTGTCGGTAGTCTCGCCCAACACTTCCCACACCACCGCATCTTGATCATCGGTGATCCGCCAATCGGTACTTTGATGAGTATCGCGAGCACTGGGCGTGGTTGCAAAGCTGCCCGCCACCATCGTCAGCACAGACCCCACTCCGGTGGTGTTATCTTCAGGCGCGAGCAATACCGGCGTGTTGATAAACGGATCATAGAGCAACTGGAAATTGATCACGACGTGCTTTGATTCACGGCCCGCTTCATCAATCGCCTTCACAGTGACACTGCCTGCCTGATCGGCGGCAATGCTGTCCACAGTGAGGTTGATGTTTTCACCACTGGCAATGGCGCTGGTTTTGCTCGCGCTGACACTCACCGTTTCGACAACGCTGTAGGTCAGCAGCGACTGACTGCCATCAGGATCAATGGCCCCGCTAAAATTCACCGCCACCACATCGTCTCGCACCATGGCCACGGGCACGGTGTGGGCGAAGTCATTCATCCTTGGTGCCTTGTTGCTGGCGATTTCTACACTGTGTTTTGCCGCGTCCGAACGGTGCCCCAGCTCATCAACGGCCACTACTTCAAACGCCAGAAACTCACCCACCAAACCCACGTCGTTGGGAATGGACCAGTTGACGCTGGTGCCCTGCTGGGTGCTGTCATCGGGCAAGGTCCATTCGTAATACGCAATCTGTGTGTCGTGGTCGGTGCTGTCCCAAGCGCTGACCGATCCGCCCACACTCAGCGTGATGGTCTCGCCATACTTTTCGTCAATGTCGCCGTTGATCACCGGCGTGGTGACCAGAAACTGTTTTGCCCGGTACAGGTAGCGCGCCAATCCATTTTCATCCACGGCATCAAAATACTGTCGCGTGTCGGTTACCGATCCACCCGCGCTGATGTCGGCGATTTTTCGAAGGTAGTGTTGTTTGCCGTTTTCGTCCACGTAGTCAGTCTGGGGATCGGTGGAAACTACCACTGTAAAGGTTGGTCGAAGGCCACTGAAGTCCTCGACCAACGCCACGTCCAACCAAACACTATTGGGTGTCGCTGGAACCGTCACCACCTGATCGGCTTCGTTATCAATACGAACACCGTTGACGTACCCAAACCCGGCGGCCAGTGTGTACACACCCGCGCTTTCGGTGATTTCAAAGCCGTCATTAAAAAACGACTCCACACCAAACCAGTCGTTGGCGTGGTGGGTGGTTCGCGCGTCCATGCTGCGAAGGCGCACCGAATAATCAATCTGCCAACTCTGCGCGCTGATGTTGATCCCGGTAGCCTCTTTGGCACCGGAGAACGACACGGCAAAGTTTCGGTTCATGTTGTAACCGTCGCCTTGCAGCTTGGACAACAGCGGAAAGGTGGACACCGCAAACACTTGCCCGCCATCAGTGACCAGCGCCATGTAATTAAAATCGAAGTCGCCAATGTCCGAACCCATGACCAGAGAATAGGCCACGGTGTTGCTGTTGATCAGACCGGCCGCCGTCACCGGCGCTTCATACACCTGCTCACCCACGGGCGGCAGTCCTGCCTCGCGATCAATGGCCGCCGCCGGGTCCAACCCCGGCACGTTGGCCAACACAAATTTGTCGATGGCCAGTTGTCCGGCCTGCGCCGAGGCAATCAAACTTTCTCCGGCGGTGGTAATGACAGAACTCATGATCAAACCCTTTTACAGTGACGCCAACACGTTGTGGTCATCGCCGTTAAAATCGGCACACACCACGTCGATGGTCATTTTGTCAGATACGGAAAATTCAAATCGGCGACAGGTGCGCCCATAGTTGCGGGCCAATTCCGCCAGCAAGTCGGGCTGGGTGGCCAACTGTTCGTCGCTGACTGCCACTTGCACCACGTCCCAATCCCGATTGGGTACCCGGTCCCAGACCTCGATGCCTTCAAAACCCAAGCGGCCAAAGATGAGTTTTAACCCCTCTTTGGTACCCGCGTCTTTGTAGTTGTCCAGCGCGTGCTTAACTCGCAATCGATAGAGCGCTTCGTCTTCACTGGGCAGACGATCCACCCGACGCTCCCAACCGATCAGCTCCAACACCTTGGCATCGCAGGTATCAATGTCTCGATGAGTGGTGGCCCACTGCGCCCAGATGGCCAACTGCTCCCACCACTTGCCCGCCGCCGCCTTGATTTTTTGAACGTTGTCGGCCTGCAACCAAACCGGCAGTGTGATGTTAAGAGCCATGCACGGTCACCGTTAAACTGTTCAAACGGGGAATGGCCCAGCCGTTCACGATACTGCCTTGATCGAACACAATGTCGTCGGCGTTGACAAACTGTCGGTGTAACTCTTGTCCCAACCGGGATAATGAAAAGCGACTGTCAGGGAAAGTAAGCGTCGGTGTATAGTCCACGTTTTCACGAAACGCCGCGCGAATCATTTGCTCAACGTCCGAGCGCAACTGCGCCTTGTCGGGCGAAGGCAGCCCCGACACCGCGTACACATCCACCACCAAATCGTGTTGCGTCGACGGCATGGACAACACCTGAATGTCATCGCCCAAGCCCCGGTTGCCATTGAGCATGATGTGATCTTGCACCTGGGTTAAGAACGCGGCGTCGGGCTCACCGGTATCGAGCAGCAAATAAATGTTGGCGGTACCGGGACCACGCGGCGCATCGTGTTCGATAAACACATTACGAATGTGCAGCCCCGCGTACTCGGTGACAATCGCCAGATACCCCGAATCAATGTGCCACTGATTCACCGCACCAAACTGGTTTCGCACACGGTCGCGCAAGTCGTCGTCGGCCTCGATATCCGCCCCCGGTGTGGTTAACCAGGTACTGGTGTTGGATGCTGATGTGATGCCCGCCAGCGGTGCCGGCAATACCGCGTAATAACCAGCGGCGAGATTGTAAGCCTCCCCGGTGTTTTCCGCTTCCACTTCGATCTCGATCTGACTTTCGCCATCAGCAAAGATGGCTTCGGCCACGGTGGCGACTCGGTACACAGTGCCATTGATAGGCGGTGATTCCACGACGGTGCCCGCCGCTACCGTCAAGGTGCCGGTGCTGTCGCTTCGGGTAAACAGGATGTTGCCCTTCGCCTTGACCGCCCCTTTGCGCGTGACGTTCGCACCCCAGGCCAAAATATCCAAGTGCCCGCCGGTGGCCGTTTTCACAAAGGAGTTGGGCAACCATTGAGTGACAATGAGATTCACCAACCACATCAACGGTTGGGTGACAATCGCGTAAAACAATCGCCAGAACGGTGACACCGAGGAGTCGTTGCTGACGACGCTGCCTTCAGCCTCCAACATCGCTTGCCACTCGGCTTTGGCCGCCGCTTCGGTGGTCGGAATGCCCGCCTCTTGCACCAGCGCCTGAAAGTCTGTGCTGTGATCTTCTGCCATTACACGGTCACCTCTACCGGTCCATATTCTTGCGTGTCAGCGGTGATAAAGATGGTTTCCACATCGGTGCGAGTCACCCGAGCCGTACCGGGCACAATGCGCACATCGTTTTCCACCAAGGTCTCGATTCGATTCAAAATGGTTTTGACCGCATCAACGTCACGCTCGCCGATGATTTGCACCAACAACCCACTCTCTCGCACCAAGTGCTTCACATCCTGGGCAATCGAGGCGCGATCACTGATCAACAGCGGCTGCACGGCCACGTCCAAGGTCAGGTCATCGTCCGTAATCAATAAATCAATGTACTTGGTCACCTCTGCCCCCTAAGCCATCGTCAAGGCGTCTTCGATCAACCACGGATCCACCGGCTGTGTGGTGTTCACTTCCAGCTTTTCAATGTGGTTACCCTTGTTGTTGGTGACCGCGTTGGTGATCTGCTGCAACAGACCTCCGGCCACCACACCGCCCACCGGTCCATCGTTCAGACTCGGAGCGGCCAAGGCCAAGTCGGCTTTTTCTTTCTCCACTCGCTCCAAGGCGCCGCCGTCGTTCACGGCGTTGAGCGCATCGAGCCCCGCGAGTTTTCCCAACACCGGCATTACGCCGACGCTCAACGCTTGTAGGGGTGGCAATGCATCGAGCACGGGTGAGACACCCACGGTTGCCGTCTGAGGCAGCGCGGGCGGTGGCAATAAGGTTTGCACCAAACTGGCCGCTTGCGGTGGCAGCACGTTGCCCAACACCTGATCGATCAACTGGGTGGCCACTGGCAACGGCTCACTCAACCCGGGGACCGCCCCCAGCAACTGAGGAACAATGCCCATCACGCCACCGGCTTCGTCCGGCGCTGGCGCGGGCAACAGCTGGGGAATCACCGATTGCACCAACTCCGGCAGCGCCGTAGGCACATCACCGGTGACCCGCTGCAAGACGGTCTGCAACAGATCGGGCGCCTGAGCGGGCATCTGCGCGGCGTCAAACACCGGTGCGTTGAGCGTTCCATTGAGCTTGTCGGCCCAGTCCGGCATGTCACCGCCGAACGCGGCCCAGATATCCAGCGCCCCGTTGATGTTGTCGAAGGCGCTGGGAATGATCTTAGCGGCCACTTGTACCGATTCGGGCAACTGGGGTTCCACCCCTTGCCATACGGTTTCGATCACCTGGGTCAGTGTCGGCGCGGTGGCTTGCACAGGCCCCACTAGGGTCTGTGTCACGGCCTGGGTCAGTGCGGGCGCCTCAAAGCTCACAGGCGCCGCCTGAGCGGCTACGGGTGGCAATGGGTCTGCCACACGCTGAACGGCCTGTACGGTTGACGACGGCCCAGGCAGCGCCCCTGCCCGACGTTCAACCGTCTGTACAGCGGTAGGCACCACAGGCATAGCCCCGACCTGTCGATCCACGGTTTGCACGGCGGCCGGTACCGAAGGCAGCGCCCCGGCCTGCCGCTCTACCGACTGCACCGCCGCAGGCGCCGTGGCCGGAGCCTGGGCAGCGTGGACTGTCGCAGGTCCATCAAGTACAGTCGGCGCGATGGACGGCGTTTTGATCACAGGGTCAGCAGCAGGTGGCGCACTCAGCGCTTCCACCGCAGGCGGCAATGGAGTATTGACCACTGGCGGCACCACCGCAGGATCGACTTTGTCATCGCCAAACCAACCCATCACCGATTTGACCAACCCGTTGTCGGCCACCGATTTCAAGGCCGCCGCACCCTTATTACTCAGCTCCCAGAATTTGCCGATCAATTGTCCAATGAGCTTAACCACCAACCCAATGCCGTCGGTGACTTTATCCAGCCCCCAAAGCACCGCCTTAAACATGGGCGTGGTGCCCAGGTAACTGAACAAGGATCCGAAGGTGTCCATCAATACGCCCACCCAGGACACCAGCAGATCAAAGCCCGCGCCGAGCGCTTGCATCTGAAGACGCAACAACTGGAAGATGACTGATTGCTCCAACGCCGCGGTTACTCGATCCCAGTACACCACCAAGCCGGTGAGCGCCGCACCGAGCAACAACACACCACCGACCACCCAGGTGATGGGGTTGGCCCAAAGCGCGACGTTAAAGAGCATCATGGCCACGCGACCCAACGCCAACACACCGTTAAACGCGCCCATGACCGTGGTCGCTAAACCAGAGACCAACGTAAAGGCGGCCATGGCACCGGCCAGACCAAACATCGTCAGGATACCGATGCCCACCACGCGCGTGAGATTGGGGAACATTTCCGTCCACCGCATGATCGTATCGGCGCCGCTGGTCAGCGAATCGAGTACCGGCAGCAGAACAGGCTGAACGACTCGACCGAAGACCGTTCGAACCGCAATGCCTGCCGCCGATAAACGCTCCCAAGGATCAACCATGGCCTGGGCCATCTTTTCGGCTTTTTCCATGCCCTTGACTTGACCCAGTTGCGCAATGCTGCCTTGAAGTCCGCCCACGTTCTGAGACAACAGTTTAATCAGCCCCACCGCTTCGGCAGACCCAAAGGCTTTTTTCAACACGTCCGATTCAGCCAACTTGTCGATGTCACCAAACTTGCCTTGCAACTTTTGCAGGATGTCGATCATGGGCAACAGGCGCCCATTGCTGTCGGTGAACTTTAGATTAAGTTTATCCTGCGCTTTGCCAACACCGGCCAGGAATGCGCGGTATTTGGTGCCCGCTTCGCTGCCGCTCATGGTTGCTTGCAGTGTGCCCAAGATCGCCATCTGTTCGGACATGGCCACACCGTGGCTTTGCGCTTCGGCCCCGAGGTTGGCAAAACTGGCCGCCATCTCGCTACCGGTGGTTTTGAACATTTGCACCGCGTTGGCCGTTTGACCGGTGAGCATCTCTACCCACTGAGCTTTGCCCATGGCATTGGCCTGATTCTGGAAAATACCGTACATGGTGCCCATGTAGTCGGTAATCACCGCCGAGTCGGATTTGGTGGCCTTAGCCAGCACACCACTGGCTAGGGTAAATTTGGAGAGCTCACCGCCGGTCAATCCAGCAATGGCACTTTGAATGTCATAGGAGGAGCTGACAAAATCCGTTGCCACCTCGCCGTATTTGATCGAAAACCTGAGTGATGTTCGTTCGAGTTGCCTGAGCGCCGCATCGGCAACCCCCAGGCTTTTGACTTCGCCAACGGCGCGATCCATGGCAATGGCTGGCGCCAACGCCCCCTCAATCGCACGACCGGCGCCCCAGAGTCCCGCCACACCGACGCCCATGCGAGCTAACCCGGCGGTGGTACGCCGGTTGATGTCGTCAATGGTTTTGGCCACCTTGTTCGCCGGTCCCGTGATCTTATCGATCATCGAGATGGTGAACATCAGCTTTTCGAATCGACTGGACATGCGCCCCTCACGACGGTTCGGTGGGTAATAAAAATGGGGTCAGCGACTGAACGCCTTCGCAATGCCGTTTGTGATTGCCGCTTCCATGCTTTGCCAGTGACGACGCTCTAAAAACAGCGCCAACCCCATGTTCTCTTCGTTGTATTCGCGCCCCGGCAAATGTTTTTCCACCAGGGCACACAGATGATCAAAACCGTTATCAGCGATTTGCTTCGCTATTTCTTCAGCTTTTTTGCCACGATACCCAGATCAGGCGAGTACTCGGTCACGATGCTGGTGGCGATCTCCATTTCCGCGCCTGGGTTTTCTTCCAGGATGGTGATCACCGCGTCTCTGTTTTCATCAATCACGGTGTTAACCACGAGGTTATGACTTGGCGCAACCTTGTTGTTGGGCAGCATGGTGTTGATGTACTTGTTGTAGTCCTGGCGCGACACACGGAAGGTGTAATCTTGATCCAGAATCGTGACAACGATGGCTTGTTCATTGGCTTTGGTTTTTGCGGCCATGTGAATTTTCTCCGTTTAAAAATGAGTGCTGGAGCTTCTGCTTTTCCAGCTTCAGGTTTTCGCGCTTGTAGTACCAATTCACCACCATTGTGATGGCGCCGGTGGCCAGTACGCCAAGCGAAATCAATTGGTTGAACGTCAAGGCGTGGAGTGAGCCCAATACAGTAACCATCCACTGCATCAACAAATTCTGTTTTTCGTTCACGGTCGATCCCTTAACGCGCGCACGTAGTTGTCCATATCGTGATCGGCCCAGTTGGGCCACGCCTTTTCGGCCTGACCCAGATTCGTCGCCACTACCGGATGTCGATAAATCAAACCCGGCGGCAACCACTTAGGCACAATGTCATTACCAAAGCGGTAGTGATGTAACTCAGTCTCGTCCCAATCCCTGGCACCGGCAAACACACGCGGTGATCCAAACCCCACCCACGCTTTAACGTGGTAACGGTGATAACGAAGCGCCAGGGCGCAGGCCTGCGCGATCGCACCACCGGCCGAATGCCCCGTGCACAAAATTGGCTTGCGCTTGTCGATTACATCGCGCAGCTTCAAGTCCAAGATGCGCGTTGCCCCGTTCATAAAACCCGCGTGCCCCCAACCCAATCGAGTCGACCGGCGAGGTCTTACCCACAAGTCACGAACAATGTCCACCAGCTTGTCAGCTTGCGTGCCCCGAAACGCCAACACCTGATGACCGCGAAACTGAATCACCAACACTTCCACGCCGTGAACACTCACGGTGTGACGGTGATACGCCTCTTTGGCAAACAGTGCCAACTGTCGATGACTCACGTTCAAAACTGACACTCCCAGTACACTAAAACTTCTTTCGGTCGAATCCGTACACCGTAGTCACACGAATGGCGACGGTGCTTTCATTCTCCGGCGCACTCAATGCGAATTCGATGCGGTGCGGTCGCCTTATCGATGCGAGCGCGCAACGCTTCACGGGAACCCGTGTGCATGTCGCACCAGCGAGTCACCACTTTTTGTGCCACTGCTTCCACACGTTCCTCATTGCAACCACTGGACAACATCGCCATCAAAACCATCACCGAAACCACAACCGCTGACTTTTTCATTTCCAAAGATCCGCCTCTTCAATCAAGGTGTAAGAAAACCGCTCGCCCCACTTCACCGCCGCCTTGCGACACAGCGCCATCAAGATGTCAAAGTCCGCTGCACTGGCCAGCACCTGACAGCCCGCCGACCATCGGTCAACCATGGTGCTCTCGCCCACCGGTGTCGCCCGGTGGCAGTTGATACCAAAGAGCCCGGTTTCTTTGACTTCGCTGTCCAATTGCGAATCGCGATCATTGTCGCGGTACACGGTAATCAGTCCGCACTGAACCAGCGCGGGGTACCGTCCTTGGTGTTTGCCCAGCCTCCATAGTCCAGGGTATTGCCCTGGCCGAACAATCGCAGTCCCCAGTACGTTGGCGGGATGGGCTCGCCAATACAAACCGGGGTCGGTGGTGCAGAGAAACGCGAACATCATTCTTTGACCACCCGAGCGAAACGACACGGTCAACCAATCGTTAAACTGATTGCTGTGCTTGTCCGCACCGCGAATACCCACCAAATTCAGGTTGTAGTCGCCATCGTCAAAAAAGCGATAACCTTTTGACAGCAATGCGTTTCGGATCGAGTCGTAACTGATGGACATGTGCGTTTCTCATAGGCCGACGTTAAATCAGATTTTGAATCTCTTTGGCGTCGATGTAGGGCACACCGTTGATCTTGACGAAGTCGTTACTGGTCACGTCGTAACTCAACTTGTGCGTCAGCTTCTCGCCACCGTCAGCCTGTGCATTGAGCAGATCGTTGATGCGCAACTTACAGCCGAAGGCTTCAATGGTCAGCTTGTCGGTGGTGCCCTCTCCGTTGGCCACGAAGTCGAAGGGCTCAAGCGCGCTGAAACTGCCCGCTTGCTTGGCCGCGTCCAAAATGGTTTGCAGGTTGGCCGTGTCCACGGTGATGTCACCGCTGGCGCCTTTGTCGCCAGACACCCAACCGTTGGGCACGCCTTTACTTTTCGTGACCTTGGTGTTGTCCTCAATGTTGAGGGTTACCTCTTCGGCGTGCACCAGCAGCGCGCCCAGCATAAAATCAATGTCCTTACCGCTCAGTCTTTGACCGCTCATCGGCTTATCTCCAGTCAGTTAACGGGTGGTTTACCGGGTGGGGCTTACTGCCCCGCTCCACTCAGATCCAAGGCGATGTTGCCCACAATCTCTTTCGGCGAGTTGTAAGGCGTCAGTTTGAAATACACCTCCACCCGCGTGGTGGTTGGCCACACAATGGTCACATCCCCATCTTTCGGCGGCTTGATCTCACCAGGGCGATGCTGACCGGCAAAGGTGGTGGCCTTGCTCATGTCGCGCAGCGGTCCTGCAAAATACGTTTGGTTCGCAGCAATGCTCAACGGCGTGGAATTCAGGCCACGGTCGGCAATCTTGGCGATCTGCAACAGGCGAATCGCGCGAGCGGCCTTGTCGACCACGCGCAGGTTTTCCACCACCTGATAGTCACCACCCGGCGCGTCGAGCAGATAGAAATTACTGAAGTACACACCGGGATAATCGACGTAGGTTTGCACACAGCTCAGCCGGTTGGCATCCAGCGCTTGCAACGTGGCGTTGTCCAATGCCACCCCATTGGTGTCGACGGGAACGGCGCCCAGCCCCAACACAGGACCCGTGCCGGTGCGCATGGGACTGTCGGCAATACTGACCCCGTCATTACACAAACGTCCGATGGCCACACCCAAATCGTTGCCGTGCAACTGAGGCACCACACCCACCCGGTACGCTGCCACCGAATCGGTAATGGCCGCCTGGGCGGTGATGTAGTCCGCCCAGGATTGCGTGCCCGCATCAATGCCAGCGGTGGCCGTGGCGATAATTACACGACGACCCAGCGTGGTGCGCAGGCTTTCGGCCTTGGTGTGCATCGCGTCCAAATCGGAACTGTCCGTCGCAGGCGTACACAACACGATGAACTCAGGCGATACCGTGGCCATGGCTTCATCCACCACATCCTCCCAGGTGTACCCGGCGAGTCTCGGCGCGGCGAAGCACTGCCAGTTTTCACCACCGTTGTCACGCGCGGCGATCACGTTGCGCTTGATCTCGCTGTCATTGACACCCAACAGGTCTTCAAAATCCGATTGCCCGTTGATGGCCATGATGGCGCTGGTGTTTTTAGTACCCACGCCGATAAACAGCGCCTTTCGCTCAATGGCTGGCGTTCCGCCCTGAGCCAGATTCAAATTGTTGGTGGTGACTTTACCTTGTGCCATTGTCATGCCCCTTTGCGTTTTAGCATGTTGTCCATAATGGTTGTCGCCAGTGCGTCGACATCGTCATCACTGGCCCCGAGAAAAGAGCGGGCGGGCAACTCGGTCACCCAGCTTTGCGCCTTGTCCTCTTCACCCAGTATCGTCATCAAGATACCGGCCTTGCGTTGCGTCAGATTTTCGGTGATCCAGCGAAGGCTTGGACGCTTCCAACCTTTGCCGTTCTCTCGCCGGATTTTGTAACCCAGTGCGAGCAGCGCTTTACCCATTCGACGTGTGGCCATGGTGTTGGCCTCTTCCGTTTTACGACGCCGTTTGATCTGTGATGCCCTGACCGTTTCTCGGTGACCCTTCTGGTGCAGAAAGGCCACACCGCTGAGCCATCGCTTACTGAGATCCACCCGGCCCTTGTCTTCGGAGTAGTAGGTCTGAAGACTACGCCCAAAATTACGAAATCCCTTTTTGGTGCCCTTCCGCTTCTTTTTGCGCGGTGCCCAGGGCTTCCCGTCTAAATCCTTTTTTTCACGAATCCGTTTCCGGCTCGCGGTGCGCACCTTGCGCATGACCTGACCCAGGATCCGCTTACGCTTGATCGGCGGCAGCTTGAGCATGTCGGTCCAGACTTTGGCCCGATCCGCGCCATCAACATCAACTCGGATGGACATACGGTTTGTCGGTCGGCCTCGATTCATCGTCACCGACGGCCGCTTCATTCGGCAGCGTCACCGGCACGTCGGCCACATCCCAGCGCTGACCGATAAACAACACTTTGCCGTTGTCGACCGGCACCAAATCAATGTCTTCAATGAACGCCACCCGAAAAGCCACATCGGCGGCCCTGGCATCCACGATATCAATATCAATGTCGGGCGGCGGTAATCGATCATCTTCGCGGGATGGATCGTTGTCCATCAACCAAGTGCACAGCAACGCCAGCAACACATCTTCATTCCCGGTGAATCGCTCGATGCTGATGATGGCGTCATACCGCAACCGGCAAATTCGTATGCCATGCCCCAACCGCTTACCGGCGGGCTCCGGCGTGCCGTTTTCCATCCAACTGTCGATTTGGTTTTCATCCACCAAATTCTGTTCGATCAGATAACGGGTTAACCCGGCCAGCTTTTGCAACGCCATCAGATCAGATCCACCGTGATCGAGGTGCGAATGCCCTTCAGTCGACGAATGCACCGGTCACTGTCGGCCATCAACGCTTGGTGCACGCTGTCGCCCTCTTTGGCCATGTCCGCCGAGCTTTCCCGACGGCTGAACGTTTGGAAGTCTTGAAGCAATTCGGCTTTGGCCCGATAAAACACCGCACTCAAGTAGTAGGTTTTAAAATCGGTGCCATTGGCCGTGTCCATGTCCTCAAGGCTTAAGTGCCCGTCGGCTTCCCACAGCGCGCGTTGCTCCTCTAACACGTCGTTGACCAGGTTACGCGCCAACTTTAACTGATGCTCGACCGCCTCTTGTGCCAATTCAGCAGGCACCCGATGAATTCTCTGAAAATCCCCGAGTGACAGTTCAGGAAAAAAGTCAATGTTCGACAGACTGCTTTCCAAAAATGTCTCTTCTTTACCGGTAAAGGCCATACTGCAATCTCACTAAAAAAGCGGAACTCGATTGGTTCACTGGAAAACCTAGGTCAGTAAACCAATTCCCCAATCGGTCCGCTTGGGGGGGGTAGTCTTTATTCAGCCGCGTCGGCTGCGTCACTGTCAGCGGGTTCAGCATTCCCTTCAGGCTTTGCGTTTTCACCCAGCTTTGCGGCCAACTTATCAAGTCGGGTTTTGACGCCAGCCCTTTCGTTTTCCTCTTGAGCCTGACGATAGAACGCCAGCGCTTCGGGCAGCTCGCCGTGTTGCTCAGCAATCATCCCGGCAATACGGAACGGTTTTCCCCGTGCGATCACCTGGGCCACTGGCCACGTGTTGCTGGTAACCCTCTGGCACACTTCGTCAATGTAAGGGCTGGCACTTTGCCCGGCCTTATATTGGCGTTCAGCCCAGTCCGAAATGGCTTCGGTGAAGTAGGTGGGCAGATCACGCTTAAAATGCGCGGGCGCGTTTTGCTGCTGCTCAATGGCGGCGTCACACAAGGGCAAGGCCACTTCCAGATCGTCGGCGTCAATGGCCCAGATGGCGCACCACACCAACAGCGGATTGCTGTGCAACGCGCCGCTCTCCAAATACGCCATCACTTTGGGCACATACTTGGGCAACAGCTCATCGCGTTTCAGTGCGATTTTTTCCTCGACCTTTTTGCGCGTACTGAGTCGATCCAAATCCTGTTCCAGCGCCACCAACAGCGTGGTGTGCTCATTGGCGTTGGGGATGATACCAGCGGATCGGATCACTACGGACTCTTCGGCCTGGGTCTCCCCTTCACGCTTTTGGCGCTCCAGCTCGCGGCAACGCTGCTGGTGAAGCTTGGTAATAATGGCCATGATTAAGCCTCAATGAATTAGAGTTAACCGGCCTGGGCGCACCCAGGCCTTAGCAATTTGTTCTTTCCGAATTACTGCCAGCCGCCCGCGCCATCGGGCAACATAACGTTACCGAATTCGAAACCGGCGGCAGCCTCTTCGTCCTCGATCACATAGCCTTCGTTGACGCTGTTGAAATCTTCCACACGCGAGCGTTTGGCGTTGTCAACAATGCTACGGCGCCAACTGTCCTCTTGGTAATAGATGCTCAGATTCTTAAGCGAGGTCACCAGCAAACCGCGAGATGGGAAGAACGGCAAATCGGTCACCAGCGGCAGACTGGCGTACACCTTGGTCACCACTTCGTTCTCGACGCGCTCTTTCTCCGACGGCGTTTGACCCAGCGCCTCATAGAGACGGGCTTTCTCTTCGGCGATCAGATCCGTACCCGCGACGGCTACCAGATCCTTACGACGCATGGGATCAATCATCACCAACAGCGCGTGAACCGCACTGTCCAAGTTAGCAAAGTCACCGCCCGCGCCGATCTGAATTTGGTTGGCGGTACCACCCTGAGTGAACCATTGTGCACCGCCGTTATACTGTCGCAGAAGCTCCAGCCAGCCGATGTTAAGATCTTCACCGTTGGGATTTGTCCCAGGATCCGTAGCAGCAGCAGCGCTGGTTCCGTACCACCCCACCTTGATACGAGCCAGAGCAATGGCGTGGCGTACCCAGTCGCCGTAGCGCTTTTGGAAATCCTTGAACTTCGCCCAGGCATCGACGGTGGCATAACGCATATGCGTATCAAACTCGGTAAAGTGCAGCTCATAATCAGAGCTACCCAGCGTCAACAGTTCACTGGTTTGACGATCGTTGTTGTCGGTATCGGTGCGCTTGCCCATGAGACCGGAAACACCGCCAATCACCTTCTGCCCTTTTAGCTCATCGACCGGAACGATGTTAATGCTTTTTAGGAAGTCGTCGTTTTCGACAATGGCATCTTGCAGACGCTGGGCCAGGGTCGGCGTGACGGAGAATTCCTTTTCGACAGTGGCGACGCCGTAGGTTTTGGCCATATCGGCCTTCATTTTGCTAAAAGCGAGTTCTGTTCTTTCTTTCATGATTCTGTCTTCCGCGTGATTGCTATGAATGTGTCGGGTGATCGTCCTTGATTAAAGACACTCGACCTCGCCGCCCTCGCCTGCGTTTTCTTCGGCCTGAGTACCCTTTCCGTCGGGCACATCATCGAGCTTGGCAAACTCTGTTTCTAGGGTTTTGAGTCGTTCAGAGGCCGCATCGAAATCTTGACGCAGTTTCTCGTTTTCTGACTTCAAGGCGCTGAACTCTTTGGCGGCGGTAGCTTCGCCACCCTCGCCCCCTTCGCCGCCCTCGCCACCAGAACCGTCGGCATCTGGGGTTTGAGGTTTATTGCCCATGGCATCGATCAGTTTGGAAAACTGAGTCTCTAGCGCTTCGGAAAAGGAGTTTTTCAGTTCGTCGATTTGATCTTTGTTCATAGCGTCGTCGTCCGCTTCGTGGGTTGATGCATGATCTCCGCGCTTGCCAAAGATGCGTTTGAGCAACGTTTCCTTGTTGCCGTCGGACTCGCCATCGGGCGCGCCGTCGTCCAAACTGTCGGAGAGGTTGAATTGATGGCCGGAGAAGACAATGGTGTTTTCCTCTTTGCCTTTGGCCGAGAAATGCAGTTCAGAGACTCCGGCGCTCGCCGGTTGGTCGGTCAGGCCTAAGCCTTTCAAGAAAAATTTACCAGTACCACGATAGTTCACACCAACCTCAATGGAAGGATGGGTGTATTCCCCTTCTCTGTTGGCGCGAATCATCCAGTCATTGGGTGCAATGATGCCCAACAGTTGATACTCACCTTTTAGGTCAGGCTCAGAGGCCGGAACCATCTTAAGCGCAACCACTTTGCCACCGCTGTAATACCGGCGATGATCCGGCCACAGCTTCGCGGTGTGCACTTTGGTGTTGTAAGTTTCAGCCATATCTTCGAGCCATTGCTTCTCGATGACTCGCCCGTCCTCTTCACCGTGTACCACACTGCCGGAAGTCGCCAGGACCACCCAACCGGTTTTCAAATTTCTTGCCATCGCCTTTGCCTGTGTTCGTTGTCGTTGCTGTTCGGTATGGACTGCACAGTAAAGCGCCACTGCCATTGTCTCAACGGCTTTCAATCCTGATATTTCCTAGATCCCGAATTCAGGAATTATCAGGAACGGTAGCGCACAAAAAACCGAATCGAAGCCCGTACACTTCGAACCATGAACGCAGCAGCCCCCAACATCGAAGAAAACACCAAAGGTCGCGGATACCCTCAAGAGGTAAAAGACGCGGCGAAATTCATGTACCTTCGTCGGGTACCAGTCAAACACATTGCCAAACAACTTGGCCTCAACAACACCCGTGTGGTGTACCAGTGGGTCAAGAAAGGCAATTGGGAGGCGATGCTTCAACACGAAACGGTGGCCGAAGCGACTTCTCGCAGAATGATTGCGCTGGTGGAAAAAGAAGACAAAACCGACGCCGATCTAAGGGAACTGGAAAAGCTCACCACGCTGCTGGACCGATTGGCGGGCATTGATTTGAAGAAAGCCAAGGCCGCCAGGGAAAGAGCACGGGCAGAGATTGGCGACCGTACCGGGGGATCGGGCAAGAAAGGTGGTGTTAATGACATCAGCAGCATCACACCAGAGAAACTAAAAGAGATCCGCGACGAACTGTTTTTCGAGTACCAGCACAACTGGTTCGAAAATCGTCATCAGCGAAGACGTTTTATTTTGAAGTCTCGACAGATCGGCGCCACCTTCTATTTTTCTTGGGAAGCGTTCGAGAACGCCGTGGTCAATGGCGAAAACCAAGCCTTCCTGTCTGCCTCGAAATCCCAGGCATTTTTGTTCAAGTCCTACATCTATAAGTTCGCGCTGGAATATTTTGATGTGAAACTGCGCGGCGGAGACAACATTGAACTGCTTAAGGACGGCAAACCGTGGTGTACACTCTACTTTCTGTCCACCAATAGCGCGTCCGCCCAAGGCCCCACTGGAAACCTGTACGTGGATGAGGTGTTCTGGATTCCAGGGTTTGAACGCCTCAATACCCTGGCCACTGGTATTGCCTCGCAAAAAAGATGGCGCACCACTTATTTTTCCACCCCGAGCGTCAAATCCCATGGCGCCTTCCCACTGTGGAGCGGTGAGAAGTACAACGAGAAACGCAAGAAAAACCCGGTTGAATTTGATCTATCCCACGACACGCTGCGCGGTGGACAACTAGGGCCGGATAATATTTGGCGTGATATTGTTACCGTCAAAGACGCCGAAGCCATGGGGTGCAATCTGTTCGATATCGAGGAACTACAGGAAGACTACACCAAGCTTGAATTCAACAACCTGTTCATGTGCCAATTCATGGAGGCCGGGCTCAGCGTCTTTGATCTTGACGATCTGCTAGCAGGGGCCGTGGACAGTGTAGTGTGGGTGGACTTCAAGAAAAAAGAGGTTCGCCCCTACGGCAACCACCCGGTGTGGATCGGTTACGACCCGGCCCGCGTGGGCGACCGCTCCACCGCCGTCGTGGTGGCACCGCCGCTTAACCCCAAGGGTAAGTTCCGAATACTGGAAAAGCTCAACCTCAAAGGCACGTTTAAGCACCAAGCCAGTCGAATCAAGGAACTGACAGAGCGCTACAACGTCCAGTTTATCGGCATTGACCGAACAGGTATTGGCCTGGGTGTGTTTGAGGAGGTGCAGCTATTTTATCCGCGGGCAACCCCCATTCATTATTCACCAGAGGTGAAAACCACATTGGTACTCAAAGCGGTGGATGTGGTGGAACGCCATAAAATCCAATGGGACGCCGAACACACCGACATTCCTCAGGCGTTTTTGCAGGTCCACCAAACCACCACCGGCAATGATCAAATCACCTACGCCGCCGACCGTACTAGCGCCACCGGCCACGCGGACGTGGCGTGGTCCATCATGCACGCACTTCACCATGAACCCTTAACCGGACGCACCAAGAAAACGTCCATTGCCATATAACGGATCGATACCCATGCGAAAAGGCCAACTGAAAACACAACCCCACTCGTTTATACGGGATCCGCACCAGCTCAAAGCCCCTACTGGTGGCAGTGGGTCGGCGATGGCGTTCAGCTTCGGTGACCCCGAAACGGTACTCACCAACAACTTGACCGACTACCTTGGCATGTTCGTCAATCCGAACGGTGATTACTGGGAACCCCCGGTCAGCCAAAGCGGATTAGCGAAATTGCTTCGCGCCAACGGACACCACGGCACCATCGCCTACTTCAAGCGAAACATGCTGTGCCGCTGGTATAAGGATAATGATGTATTGTCCCGGGAAGAGTTAGGCAAGGCGGGCTTTGACCTGGAGGTGTTCGGGAACGGTTACTTGCAGATCCTCAACAATCGCAAAGGGCAACCGCGCTGGCTTCGTCATTTACCGGCGATCAATATGCGTCGCATGAAAGAGGCCGACCGGTATTGCATGCTTCGACCCGGTAAAGACCCCCTACCTTTCAAAGCCGGTGAGGTGGTGCACATCAAAGAATACGATCCCATGCAACAGATCTATGGGGTTCCCCAGTACCTGGGCGGAATCCAGTCGGTATTGCTCAATGAAGACGCCACGATGTTTCGCCGGAAGTACTACAAGAACGGCGCCCACATGGGGTATATCTTTTACATGGCCGACCCCAATTTAGACGAAAAGGACGAAAATGCCATCAAAGAAAAGGTGACTCAGAGTAAAGGCGTTGGGAACTTTCGGAGCATGTTTATCAACATTCCCGATGGAAAGCCCGAGAGTGTGAAAATCATCCCGGTGGGCGACATCGCCACCAAGGATGAATTCGAGCGGGTGAAAAATCTGACGCGCAGTGACGTACTGGCCATGTGGAGAATCAACGGCGCCCTGGCGGGCATCCTGCCGGAGAATAACAGCGGCTTTGGGGATCTAGACAAGATCAGCCGCAACAACTACGAAAACGAGGTGATACCGGTACAGCAAAAAATCCTGCAACTGAATGACCACCTACCCCGTCATCTAAACATCGGTTTTGAGAGTCCAAAAGAGGCGGCGTAGTGCAATGAACGCAATGAGAAACTACAGGCCCACCCTGTGCTGTGATAAACTGATCCCTTCAATTATTGGGGAGGAGGACAACGTGTTAGTAACCTGCACTGAATGCGGTAGCAAAGCCACCATTTCCAGTCGCCAGACCAAAGACCCCAAAGTTTCCGATCTCTATTGCACCTGCAAAAATGTTCATTGTGGGCACACGTTTGTGTCCACCCTATCCTTCAGTCACACCATTTCCCCTTCGGCCAAACAGTCAAAGGGGATGATGATTGATATGTTGATGGCTATGCCCAAGCATGAGCAACAGCAACTGTTGCGTCAGGCCGATTTACTGTAACGCTATCCGCCCGGCTTCTCTGCCTCTTCGCTCAACACCTCATATATCTTATCCGCCAATTCACGACCAACGACGATGGTGTCACCGGGCAACATGTCGTTGGCCATGATATGGATGCCCCCAACGAACATATCTGACGGCGCGCGCCTTTTAGGCTTGCCATAGTCATCGAGCGCGGCCAGATTCTCTCTAAGCCGACGCATCATTTCTTCAGCATTCTTTTCGGTAAAGTCAACCATCCCACTACCCCATATTGATTAGTACTGCAAAATTTGAAACACCGGCACTAAGATTCTACAGACCTACGGCCCTAACTGCCTCAAGAAGAAGAATCCGGCATCACCCGTCAGAAGAACTGATGCGGCGTCCAATAGAACCCAACAGCAAACGACAATTACCACCGCTATAGCTGCCGATCCAACTGATTCAATGTCCATGATGTATCACCTCAATGTGTGGAGTATGTGGGGCGCTACTCCCACTCCCAATTTACTACCGCTTAAAGTTGTCTCCATGGGACCGATCCGACTGGCCGGGCGTCTGCTTTCCGCCTGATACTCCAAAATCTGGTATTACTTCTCTTTGCGCTTGAAACTCTTACCCAGGTACAGCTGCCCATAGGCATTCCCCCCGCCCGACAGGTGCCAACTCAGCTTACCAATGGGCTTGGCTGCGCGCTTTAGTACAAGACCCTGCTGTTTCGCCGCGGTTGGAGACTTAGCATTCAAGAATTTTGGAACCAAGTCTATCTCAGAGTTAGAAACCGAAAACTCTTCTCCATTTAGCAGGCACTGGCAGATCTCCATTGTTTTCTCTAGCTTTTCTCTGGTTCGCTTATCCATAAATTTCCCTTCAGTATCAATCAGATTAAGGAGTGCAGTTTTTCAGACTGGCGATCACACTCCAAATACACACCGCGATCGCTCATTTTCTTGAGCGCACCGGCGCACGCTTCGCCAAATGCAAACATAACGGTACCGGCACCGCTTCGACTTTTCTTGTGCTGATTCTCCCGGCCAGGAACAAAGTTAATCCGACCAGCTACAAACAACATCGAAGTACAGGCGGTCATTGCTTCCTGGCACCAAGCCGCGTCGGTCCGGCTAAATACCAAAGCGATGCCTTCGCCGTGATCAATCATCCTGCGGATCCACATCGGAGTGTCTTTTCCATATGGGGGATTTAGCCACACCCGCCCAAACCACGGCTTTTTTAATCCATCGTCAAAGATGGTGTATTTCTTTGACGCTGGCACCACTGTTTCCATGTCATGGGGTGATGATGGATCAAGGTCAAATTCCAAACCCAATGCCTCAAACACCCACGCCGGTGTGTACCACTCCACACTTTTGTGTGTGTTCTTAACCGCCTCAGTGTTTGTAAAGAAACCGTCCATTTCACCTCACTCCGCCAACACTACGAATCAAGCCACGAACGAAGGCAATGATTCAGAAAAATTGATAGCTGATCTCAAAGCTCTGATTACTTCATCTGGCCTACCGGACTTAACGGCTGGGCCATTTCTATTGAACTTTTCGATGGTTTCCTTGATAACCACTTCGTTCAAGTCTAGCTTTCCAAACTCACCGTCGAGTCGACTGAATTTGTAACTAAATTCCTGAAGATACTTGCTCAGCCACCAAGATGAGAACGTGTTTTTAACCCTGTCTTTCAGCTTTGAAATTCCAAATTTCTCAATGGTGACAAGCATGTCATCTACCCAGTCGACCGAGTAAGGATAGGAGCAGCAAAAGATGGCCTGATCTAGCAACGACAATTCCGAGAAGTGCTTTTCAATCACCACCTTTAATTCCCGCTCGACGCGATCGCGCCTTGCCTTTGCCTCTCTTTCCTGCCGTATCTTCTTCTCTTTGGCATGTCGAACCTTAACCTCAAATGCTCGAAAGGTTGCGACCGCTTTGTCAATATCGCTCAGCTCATCTATGCTCACGTATTGCGAAAGCTCCCGGCGGTGCTTCTCCATCGCGTTGGCGGTTCGCCTTAATGATGTCTGCTGTTTCTTCAATTCTTCGCTGCTCCAGGCTTTCGCCATTAAAGAGTCTGAAGTGCATTTTTCTTCGCTCATTTCCAAAGTCCCCATTCAGATTTGAATTCGTGAATTTTGAGTTTTCGGGATTCTCCGAACAGTTATTGACACAAGTCCAAGGCGTCGCGCTGCGCGCTCCTTGCAATGGCCACATCGTACTTCGTACGAGCGGCCACTGTTCCGAGCGGCTGCACCGTCCACACCTTGTCCCGGGTTTTGATCAGTCTCGACACATTGCGCATCACCACGCCGATCACTTTGGTGACTTCATCACCGTGTTCATTTTCGGTCAGGGCCGACAGGGTTTTGAGTCGCTGGACACCCTGCTTTTCATACAGCGAGCAGGTAACCATGGCTTTACGCACTCTCATCCTCGCATCGGCCACCAACTCCATTTCGATGTTTTTGATTTTGATCGACCAACGATCCTTGGCGGCCTGGGTTTTCTTCTCATCGCGATTTCGCTTCGCGGTATCGACTCGCCCGCGCGACCTGGCTGGAACCAACATCATTGGATCGTCGGCAGCCGTTTCCAATTCAGCTTCGGCGTCGGAGTGCGCTTTTGGCTTCTGGCGAGCGGCAAACGCACCGCCCATTAGATCAACGAACATAGCCCAGTCCCCTTTGTCAGCAGCGGCGCGCACGGCTTCGGCGGTCGTTTCGTCCCAGTACTCGCCATCCAGAGGGTCGCGCAATCGTCGAAGCTCACGCCAGACCGTTACCGATGCGGTGCCAATTTGCTGGAACTGCCGGATATTCCACGTTGATGCCCAGGCACGAACACGCATGGCGCCATCGGCTGCACTGATGCCCCCTTCCCAGTCGCCAACTACGCCTTTACCGGCAATGTTTTTGGATATGTACTTGGCGATGTAAGCGACGGCACTGCCCTTGTTTGGATCGATTTCGGTCACATCCCATCTGTAACCCTCGGCACCGTTTTCGTCGCCGTCTTCACGCATGGCATGGTCGCCAAAAATTTCAACAGCCCGCGCCGCATGAAATGGAGAAAAGAACAACACCAAGTGCCAGTGAGGCGTGCCATCCTGATGAGGCTCAACAACGCGAAAACCAAAACAGCGAATACCTTCGCGGTGCCACTCCGAACGGATGTTTGCCCACACGCTGCACAAATAGTCGTTGGCATCACGAGGCGTCGCGCCCTTATACTTTTTATTCAATGAGCCGTTATAGTTTTGCGCATGGTATTTGGACGGACACGTGATTGTTAGGAACAAACCCTTTAAATCCAACGCCTGCGCGATCTCCTCCCAACCGCGCATTCTTGTCATCAACTCATCGTGCCGATGCTCAGGATTGGATACCGATGCCTCTACCGCTTCGAGCAATGGCAACACCTCACCCATTCCGCCGTCGCGATTCAGTGACTCCACCTCCATACCGGCGAGTAATTTACGGTTGGCCCACTGCTGCCCCAACCAACGCTTGTAAGCCCAATTAGAAACGTATGGTGACTTGCCTTTGCGAACAAACCCCATCAACCGCATCACCTGTTCGGTTTGGCGAGCGAACAACACACGAAGACGACGACGCCACCACTTCTCCTCTTGCACCTTATGGCAAGCACCCAACTGTTTTGTGCGTATCATTTCTTCGGTATCAGCGGGCTTAATGTTAACCGGCCACTCCAAACCCATCGCCTCGACAATTGCTTGTAACACGTCGGCAGACTCCTGTATTGCATCCTCGACCTGATCAGATTCGCAGGCCACCTTAAACTCTTCGGCACATACCCCTGCTTTAACGCGGGAAACTTCAACCACGTCATCGGCGGACATAGACGAAGAAAGCCCCAAACCCTGGGTTACAAGTCGATCCGCCATCGCTTGCAGTTGCTCCACAGCAACCATATGTCCGCGCTTTCTTTGGATACGATCGTAGTAGGCGCGTAAGGACAACGATGCGCCGGAGTGCTTAGCCAAGATGGGCTCAACGTCGCGCAGGGTTTGGAACTCTTTGAGCAGTTTGAGGTTGGCTTCTCGGTACCCTTCGCTTGCTGTAGTTTCTTGGTGGGCTTGGCGGAGTTTGTTTTCAATTCGTGGAAACTGTTTAACGATCCCGTCCACAAACTTGATGTTTTCTCGCTCGAAAGCGCCGAGGCGTCCAGTGTCGGTGCGATTACTAACGGTATGAGAAGACACAGCCACAATAGGATTCCTTGTTTTACACTTTCTCTAACATTGAATAACGGGCACATTCTATGGCCTCCTGTATTGGGAAAAGATCGAACTCCAGCACCTCGCACCACTGAAGAAATAGCGACTCATCGTCGAAAAATATGCTCACCGCCCCGATCTGCATTAGCATGGAGCAGCCCTCCACGCACCACCTCAGGTTATATTCACTCAGACGCATCATGTTTATATGGGCAGCGACAATTCCGGGCTCGCTACTGTATTGGAATGGTCGAACCCATCCATCCTCACAAATCAGCATTGGGCAGCCTCCCGATTTGCATCTGACATTGACTCCAGGACTTGTTTGGTAGCAATTAAACGACCGCAGGTAATCGAGCAACCGTGACCTAATCTAGCCAACGCGCGAACGATCAACGATCTTTGGTAACTGGAGAATTTTTTGGCGGGGGTTTGCGGTGTAGCCCAATCCAACGTCATGGGGGCTTTACTGTCGGCAAGATAGAGCGCGGCCAACTTAACGTCTTCGTTGGCTTCGGCCCATGAAATGGAAAACGCATCGATGTCTTTTTCAGATTCCAACTGACTGAAAATTGTATCGATCCATCGAACAGCAGCTTGCTTATCGTGATCATTCACGCGACTAAAGAAGTCTTCCTGAACCGGCGGGAAATTGATATCCATAAATCACTCCACGAAGTAAACGTATTGATGGGTATTTTGTTAAAACGGAATTTCGTCTGGATCGAACTCATGCATTTCATAACGAGACAGTTCGAGTGATTCGAATATCGGAAATAGATCAAGACCCAGTGCCTCACAGCACTGCAAGAAAGCCTGCTCAGTGTGAAACTCGATGTGCATCGCCCCTAGGTGAATACGAAAGTAGCCACCGGCAACCCACCACCTTACTGATACGCGCCGGTCATACGGCAAGCCAAAGGTGGCGCCCAAGAAACTGGCAATCTGAACTTCGATAAAAACGAATGAATGTCTATTCATGATTTGACCCAACGTCATTGTTTCGGCGGGAGCAACAAACAGACGAGCGACAATAACTACTGGCGCAAAGCCCCCAGATCCCTAAAAGTACAAACTGAAATTTGGTTGACGGCTAGGCCAGACCAGCGTGCTGAGTTACCGCGTGTCGATTAAACTGATTCTTGCGCGAGGCATCGCCGGAGCCCCAACAAACGGGACACACTGACTTAAGAACCATTCCGCGCGCAGGCAGACCATCTTTAGTCAAAGCAGTTGTGCGAGGAGATCCAGCGGGAAACATATACACTGTGCGGTGAACACCACTGCCCTGGCAGCAGGGACACGCGGAGTTTTCCGACTTACTCACTTTATGGGCAAGTGACGACTGGCCGCCTTTCAGATTCAAGTTACAAACGACATCGCCGGGAGGTGGGAACCCAACAACCCTAGAGGCTGTTGATTCAGATTGTGTACAGGTAGGCAAATTCATAATTCCATCTCATCAGTTGTCCATGCACTCAGGCGTTAAATGTGGCCGGGAGGGAGCGACCCTTTCCGGCCTGCCTGAGATGGCCGCCCCACCAAGCAAGTCGAACTGGCGCCAACCGAGAATCGACTAAACTTGATGTAGGCGAGCTGAGTATACTCACCAGATATTAAATTTACATACCTGATGAGGATACCGAAGGGCTTGACATACAGTTAGAATGGAGTTTTAAGAAAAAATGATTCTAAAAACTGGCGCCAACACCATGATCACCACCGATCAATTCTTAGACATGTGTGCTGAGAAAACTGGGTCTGATTACCAGACCTCCCTAGCCCTTAACAAGCCACCCAGCTACGTTAGTAACATGAGACGTAGAGGTGGCGTCCTGCCGGATGACACAGGCCTAAAAGTCGCCGAACTGCTGGACTTTCCTGACGACTCAATGATCCTTTGCCTAGCAGCCGAGCGAGCCCTGAAAAGCGGCAGCTTCGAGTATGTAGAGAGACTCAGAAAAGCCGCCGAATCACGACTGCCCGGTGACATTCCGATACAACAGGAGCTTATCCCTAGTACCGGCACTCACAAATAGCCGCCCTTCAACATATTGATTTAAAAGGATTTCAGCATGAAGAGCGCGCAGGCAGACTTAGCGTGTCCTATCACTACAAGCCAGTTCCTTGACATGTGTGCGGACAAACTTGGAACTGATTACAAGACTTCAAAGGCCCTCGGAAAACATGCTAGCTACATCAGCAATATGAGGGGCAGAGGAGGTATTTTGAGCGACGAAACCGCGATCAAGATCGCTGATATTCTAGACTTCCCAGTTGCCTCAATTTTGCTCTGCCTAGCGGCAGAACGCGCCGTAAGAGATACACAGTTTGAAGGTGCCGAAAAGGTGGTTGAGGCAGCAGAAATGCACCTACCAAGGAAAGCGCCAGCACGGCGAGAAATTCACCTTTCTACAAGGCTATAACCGGCAAATCCTTTGACAGAACGCCGTTTAAAATCAGGCTGTAACTTATTGAATTTAAAGGTATTAATCAGTAGTTTTTAACTGCTGTAATACACATTATGTGAAATTGGGTTGTAGGCGCAATATAGTAATGTCCTATTTGAGCAATTTAGAAATGTCCGCTTTTGCGTATGATATTCGGCCCTTTACCGGACAGATCGACGCATTAGGAGCCATTTTCGATGGGAAGTTTGCTGAC